AGTGCGTTACCGGCATTGGCTGCGGAACCGGTAGCAGGCGTGAGGGCGGCCAGCATGGCGGCGAGTTCTCGAGTGGAAACTCCAGCCGTCCGAGCCGTTCCAGCTGCACGCTCAAAGCCTTCAATCAGACCCTGCATACTAATGCCGGTCTGGTTCTCAACTGCGTTCAGCTGAGCAAGAGTCTTCATCAACTCTTCGCTGTTCAGCTGATACTGCGACTGAATGGAAATCAAGGCCTGCGTAGCAGAGGCCGAGTCCATATCACCGAGGATGATCGCCTTCATAGTAGCCTCGGTCGCTACCGCGAGATCCTTACCGGACGCTCCAGCGGCAGCCCAAGCTGCGGCGACGTTAATTACTTCGGCCTGGTTTACGCCGTAGTAATTACTCAGTGCCTTGAAGTTCTTCTGAAGGGCAGTGAGCTCGTTATTGAATGTCTCAGTGGCCTTCTGGTTTGCCATCTCCTGCGAAAGACCCTTCTGGGTCTTCATGTAGAAGGCAGCAGCAGCCTGCGTGTCGCCATAGACCTTCTGGACTTGCGTGAAGGCCTTCTCGTTTGCAAGCTGCCACTTTACGGCAGCGCCAGCAGCGATAGCGAGTGGCAGAGTAAAGTTGTAACTGATCTGTCTGCCAGTCCATTGGACCTGATTACCCCACTTGGCCATCGCGGAGATGTGCTTATCTCCGATGAAGCCACCGGCTGCAGAACTGCCCTTCCCGAGTTCCTTCTCAAGGGAAGCGACCTGGCCCTGAAGCGCCTTCAGTTGCGCCTGGGCTCGAGCTGCCGCAACACGAACGGTAATGTTCATGTAGCCCTGCACAGTGGATCTCCTCGCTGACCTTAAGGTCCAGTTATGGGTCTCCACTGTACCCGAATGCAGGCGATAAGATAAACCGCCCGACATCGCTCTGTCAAGCAATGCCGGGCGATCTACTTCTTACGCTTCGCCTTCGCTTCCTCGGCGGCGCGCTCCTTCTTGTCATGTTCATTCTTGACTGCCGTATACTGCTGTAGCCTTCGAAGGAACAGAGGATCCTGATCCAGAATTCCACCGGCTTCCGGCCAGACGGCAAACTGAGTCATGACCATCCAGTTGATCAGAACGAGTGCGCCATGCCACTGATCAGGGATTGGCGAGTTCTTGACGAACAGGTCTACTTGGCCGGTGAAAAATCCGCCTCAGCCTCGCGCTTCGCCGCAACGTCACGAAGCTCTCGCAGCTCCTGCATCTGCTCGTCGATCTCCTTGACCGACAGATCTTCCTGCAGGAACGGGTTGAACTTGCGGATGTCCATGAGGAGCTTGTCGAGGAGCTTCGGGTCGGCACCCTGAATCCAGGCGCGCAGACTGCCCTTGTTGAAAGGCACCGGCGACTGATCCTTGAACAGACTCCAGTCGATGACCGCCGCGCACACCAGAGCCTCGCGATCCTTAGCCTGGTTGATGTCGATCTTGGTGTCGCCGGTCTTCCGCATCGAGGTCATCTGCATGCCAGACTCGAACTGGTACTTCGCCCGGTCACCCTCGTTCATCTTCTTGATCTTGAAGTACTGCTTGCCGTCGGGCATGTAGTGCAACTTCTCGCCCTTGGTGCCCCAGTAGTCCTCGTAGACCGTAACCTCAGGCTCGCGACCCGGCTCGCTATCGGAGACGACGGTGTGTCCCGAGTGGTCGAGGCCGCCCTCATGTTCGGTGTATGGTGCAGTCATCCTGGTGCCCCTTCTCAAAGGCTTCGTGGATCTGGTTGATGGAGGGTAACACAGCACCGGACCAGGAAGCTAACGGCATCCTGGTCCGGTGTGCTATCGGTCCTACACGATCACAGCGAGGCCATTCTTGATCACGGCGGTGCACGCGGGAGTCGCGAACACCGGCCGCAGGCCGCGCCAGTTGATGTCGTTCTCGATGATGTCGTCACCCGACTGCTCGAGGCCATACGGCTCCAGCGCCACCTTGGGAAGCGTCAGCGTCAACGACTCCTTGGTCAGTGGCGTACCTGCCACGATATCCTCGTAGGTGGTCATGGTGATGACCAACTGCTCCTTGTTAGTCAGACCACCGGGAACAACCGCCGAAGCAGCGCCATTCACGGCCTTCTTCCAGAGGACGGAGTCAGTTGGGCGAATACTGACGGAACCCGTGAACTCCCGCGACTTCGCCGTCAGATCACCGATGAAGAACGATCCCAGCCGGAAGTCGTCATCCTCGAAGTTGTTCGTCATGTCGAACGAGAACGACTTCGCTGGAAGGGTCACGCCGCCATACGTGACCGAGATGTTCGTGCCGACGATCAGGAAGCTGTCATCGAAGCTCGGAGTCGCATCCGGCGTAATACCAGCCGTCTGCTTCCGAGCGATCATCCCGAACGTGCACATCAGGTAACCGTTGGCGTCACACTCCACGTGGAGGGTGTTGACCACAGCATCCGTGTAGTTGAACTTCTCGAGTCCGCCGCCGATGTTCTCCTGGACCGCCAGGAAAGGCAGGGTAGCGCTGTCGAGAGGCGTGAAGGTATGCGTGGTAACACCAGTCGTGGTGACACTCACGGCCGTTCCGAAGGCAGCCTTCATGATGGTACAGAGTGCCTCGAGACGTACGTACGCCTCGTAGTCCCCAGAGTAGGCGACCGCTCCGAGGTACGCGTCCACCGTGTCGCGACCGCCACCGATCTCGGGATCGGTCACCAGAAGCTCACGATTCGGGGACAGCTGACCCGACCGGAGCTTCATGAACCGCGACGCCGTATCAAAAGTCGCGGGGAAGGTGTCCGGCGTGGCCTGCGTCATGAAGCCTACGGCACCGGCCTGCGAAGAGTACCCCATGGCTTACTGCCCTCCGTTTCCGTTGTCGCCAGTTCCGGCGTTCGGAGCAGGCGGCGGCGTCTGACTGCCATTACTGGAGCCATTAGCCTTGGGCTTTACGCCCGCCGCCTTGTCAGCTTCCGCCTGAGCGGCCGCATTGAGTTCCTCGGACTCGCGCATCATCTTCTCGTACGCGGTCTCGACGGGAGCGTCAGCTCTCTCGGCCGCCGCATCAGCCGCCTCGACCGTAACCGACACATTTGCCAGAGCCGAGTCGAGCTCGGCCTGCAAGCGGGCCTGCTCGACCTTCAAGTCAGCTGCACGCGTGTCGAGTTCCGCCTGGTTCTGCGCCTGCGCCTGCGCACTCTGGGCCTGCGCGATCTGTTCGCGGAGATCCTGATTTGCATCATGCAGGGCTTCCAGGTCTTGCTCGCTGGTTGGCATCTCAATCCTTCCTTACTGAGTAGCGGTTTGCAGCCAGAATTCGGTGATGGTGCTCTGAAGAAAAGAGCCCTGCACCTCATTCGACATGAAGCGTTGAGCTCGAGGCCCCCAGCGCATTGCCTTGTGAGTCCTACCGCCACTCGTGGCAATCAACTCGCCGAATGCTAGCTGCAGTGTTTGATCCTCGTAAAGCATTGCCCGGATGCGCTCTGCCATTACAGCGTGAGTGCCAATTGCAGTTGCCTCGTCCTGGTGCTTCACAAAGGACTGAACAAACACCCGGTAGTCCTGCAGGGTGGGAATGTTTTTCATCTGAGGCGCCATCTCAAATGATTCCTCGTCTGGCGCCCAGGTGTCGGGGTATAGACCGATCGACTGATTCGGATCGGAAGGACGAAGAGGTCGAAGTACGACTGTTACGTCCGGATCAATCGCAACGGGAATGCGAACCCTCATGCGCTCGATGATGTTATTAGGGAAGATCTCGGTGTCTGGAACAATCATGGCGTCCCCACAAAGAAGGCTAGGGCAGTCATAATGAAACCAAGATCAGTCTCATTCATGCCGAGAACAGGACGAGGCGGAACACCTCGCCCGAACGATGGATCACCTTGCTGTGCAGTCTTGACTTTGCTCTTCAGCTTTCCGGTAGGCGGACTTGCTGGATGCTGCAGGAAGGCGCCGAGTCCAGATGCTTGCACTGACGAGGTAACGGAGCCCTGAGTAATATAGCGTTCGAGCTCTCCAGTCCGGACGTTGATGGGATGAGCCCCCCCGTAGCCCATCGTCTGCCGGATGACCTCCGTAGCAGGCGCGAGAGGAGCCCACTTACCAACCACATCATCGCCTTCACCCTGGAATCGCTCCTTGGCGCGCTTTATCAGATATGGATAGACACTCATCGCAAGAAACGAAACCAGACCCTGCGGGCCAAGTTTCTGGTCCAAATGGGTGATCATCTTCTCGACATACTGAGAATCTCCAGTAAGGTCGATATCGACGTAACCGCTACCCTTTGCCATCAGCTGTACGGGCTTACGTCAGAACCGAAGTGCGGAGGCCATTCAGAAGTAGCCCATGGGTCAAGCAAGAACTCATATCCAGCCTTGACAAGGCTTTCCGAGTCTTCATTGAAGATTACAGGACCAGTCTGGTATGCACCAGCATTTGGGTCGAGTGGAGTGGCTCCAGTGATAGAAGCTGCCCCATCCTGGATCGCCTTCAGCATAGCGAGGCCCTGATTCAGCATACTAAGACCGTATGCATTCAGGTTGTCATCCTCGGCCGCAATGGCGATATCCAGAATCAGACGGCCACTAGCAATGAACTTGTTACACGTCTTCAGCCAGAGCTGGGATGGCCTATTTGCAGGCGTGTCGGCCAGCACGATCGGAGTCTCGTACAGCTGACCGAGGACAACGTCCATCTCGTCAGTTGCAGTGTCAACAAACCCAGTGCCGTCTCCATACTGAGACGACAAGGGAATGTTCCCGATGAGCAGGTCGCTCGCTTCGCAGTAGGCCATCCCAGTCTCCTGACTACTGGTTGTCGGCGGTCGGAGCCGACGGCGCAGGTGGCGGGGTGGACTCCACCGGCTCCTCGGCTGGCTGGGTCAGGTGCGGCTCGATGCCCTCGACGCCAGTCGCCCGCGATGGGATGTTCGGACCAGCGTTGAGCTGAGCGTTGCGCTCGAGGACTTCCTCCTCGGTCAGCACCTGCTCGCCCGTCTCGGGGTCCTGGCCGACCGCTTCGCGCTGCTGACCCTGGATCTCGTAGGCACGCCCTTCGGCAGCGAGAACATCCTCGTTGTCGTTGCCGTCTTCGTCTTCGTCCGCCTCGGCCTTGAAGGGCTTGTTGCGATCGTCAGAGTAGTTCTGGTAGATCGGATCCGTGCCGATGTAGGCACTCACGTCCTGCGGCTCGTCTTCGACCTTCTTGCTCTGTGCCATTTGCCTCTCGTTTCTCGAAGCGAAAGGGGAGACTGGAGACTTCTCCAGCCTCCCCTTTCGTGTGATCAGGACGCGGTCTTGCGAGGCGCCACCGTGGTCTTCTTGTCGATCCCGTGCTTGCCGGTGCTCGAAGTCGGACTCCCGATGGCGCGGACTCCGACCGCTTTGCCGAGGCTGGTGTTCGTGCCGCCCGGACGACCCTGAGTCCTCCGGATGACAACCCCACCACCTCGGCGGCTGCTGCTGTTCTTTGCCATGTCAGACCTCCGTGATCTGAACTCGGTACTGCTTCTCGCGCTCGAACGGGACATCTTGTTCCGGATGAAAAACAGTTGCAGGTGAGGTGTAGGTGTCAGTGATGGTGGCCGGTGGAATGGTTCCAGTAACAGTCACCTTGTGATCAGTATTCCACAGGTTGGGAATCGTAGCCCCCGCATGCGGCATAGATCCTGAAAACTCTGCAACCCACCGCTCGGCAGATGTCCCTGGAATGTCAGGATTATCCTCGACGCGAGTATACTTTGCAGCACAACTCACGTCGAGGACCACGTCACCACTAGCCATCAACTGGCCGCAACGCCGGTGACGTTGACCGCGTAGGTCTTGTCCATGTGCGGAAGGACCGGGAAGGCCTTGACGCCAGTACCGACGTCGTAACCCCAAGGGTCCGACCGCTCCTTCTCCCACTCGTAGAACCCGGCAGTCCAGTTGCCCTCCGGGTGCGGAGCGGTCAGCATCTTGCCGAAGCCGATCTCGGTCTCATCGAAGTCCGCGATGTCCGACTCGTCCGGCAGGAAGATGATCTCGTTCTGCGGTAGGAACCGGTTCGCCGTGACGGTCGTGCCACCGAGGGCACGAGTCCGGTAGACCGAGTCGTACTCGATGAACTTCAGGCCGGTGTTGTTCTCAACCACCTGCACCGCCGCCGAAGGTCCCCAGCCGTCCATGACGTAGTTGGGGTCAGCCGAGGCGATCGTTCCGCCGGTGAGACCTGGCACGATCAGACCGGACCGCTGCGCGAACTTGTCCGACGCGACGATGCGGTTCAGAACCTTGCGCGACGTGATCGCCCGAGTGATGTGCACCGAGTACGTGTCGTACATGTACTCCTGCACGGCCAGGATGAAGCCGATCGGATCGAAGGTGGTCGTCTGCCAGTCAACCGCACCATCAACGACGAAGCCTGCAATGTCGTTCGCTGCGTTGCCAGCTTCCTGTGCCGCAGGCCGACCCCAGGGGATCGTGAACTTGATCTTGCCATCGTTGTACGCCAGCGTGCCCGTACCGAACGAGGTCATGATCATCCACTCGAGCCGGTTGTCGAGCTTCCGACGGCGCAGCGCGGTGTCCTTGGCGACCTTGGTGGCCCAGTCCTCCATCATGGAGGTGACCGTGAGTGGCAGCGAGTTCGTGTCCCGCATCTGCTCCAGGATGCGGTTCATCTCCCGGTAGCGCGTCACGTCCGACGCCGAGTAGCGCGTCTTGTGCGCCCAGTCGATGATCGACGCACGACCCTGACCAGGGAAGATGTCGTCCTTCATCGACAGCTCAGACTCGGCATCCTCGGCACGCGCCGGGGCCAGACCGTCCGTCAGGCCCTTGGCGTAGGCGAAGATCACGTCGTCAGACGCAACCTCCAGCCACGGGACAAGGGTGAGGCCGATGTGGTTGTCCGGAGGGAGGATCTCACGGATGACACCGAGAGCCACCTCCTTGCGAACCAGACGGTCAGCACCGATCGGGCTGGGCGCGAAGTTCGCGAACTGAGTCGGATCGCCACCGGCGGCCGAGAAGGCAGCCATCGCAGCCGCAAAGGCGTTCATGTTGCTCGGCGTAGCGAGCGTGGTGTTACCCATTTCGAGGCTACCTCCCTTACTTGAACAGGATGGCAACGCCCTTGCCTGCAGCGCCACCACCGATCATGGCCGCCGCAGTCGTGTTCGACAGGGCAACTTCGGTCGTTGCGGCGAGGTTGCCGGTGTACTCCAGGCACCAGGCCTGGATCGCGGCGCACTCGTAGTTCACGGCCACCTCGACATCTCGATCCATCGTCTGCCACGGCAGGAAGGTCTCGAGGATGCCGACGATGTTCGCGACGGTCTGACGACCATCTGCGACATCGGTCGTCGGGCTGGCGAACGGACCGACCTTGCCAGCGTCGCCACCGCTCGTGATCTTGGCGATGACGAGACCGCGCTGGGCGATCTTCATGCCTGGAACTCCATCGGTGGTCTGAGTACGGATCGTGCTGGCGGCCAGCGTGTACGACTCGAACTTCATCCCCTCAGTGGAGCGAAGGTACTCGCGAATGCCGAACGGCGACCGATCGGCCACGTCCTGCTTGCTGAAGCTTGGCATAGTTCAGATCTCCTAGCTCTGCGCCTGCGCGGCCTGGACCTTGGACTCGAGTGCCTTCATCTTCGTGAAGGACTCGGTCTTCTCGAGAACCTCCCGCTTCATGCCGCCGCGCTCGTGCATCCGCACGACCTCGCAGGCGTCCTCGTACTGCTGAAGCAGGGCGGCCGCCTCGGGCGTGGTCTGCGCGCCGGTTCCCTCGTTGGCCTGATTGGTGGTTCCGAACTGCTGGCCGACAATCGGGTGAGCCGGGACCTGCTCCTGAATCGCCCTCCAGGCCGCGAACTGCTCGGGCGTCTGGGTCTTGGCCCAGGCGATCGTTGCGACCTTCTGTGGCGCGAGGAGCTTGTTGTCGCTGACCAGCTGGCTGACGAAGTTCTCGACGGCCGCGCTCTCGGTCTCGCTGCGGAACTGCTCGAGGTTGTTGATGTGGGTCTGGACGGCCGCGAAATCCGTGGTCGCCTGTCCGTTCATCGTGAACTGAAACGGCTGAGCCGGGGGAGCAGCGTGCTGCTGTCCGGCTGGGACCGCTGGGACTGCTGGAACCACGGGCGGTGCAGCTGGCGCCGCCTGGCCGGTGGGTAGTGCTTGGGCGCCGCTCACTGCAGGTGCCTCCTTCTCGTCCATGAACACGTGGAAAACTCTGCCCTCAGGGGTCTTGAGTTCACTCGTGGAACTGAACTTCGAGAAGTTCAATCCCTCGACCGCCGAGAAGTCGACCATGGCCACGCCCATATAGACAGGCCAGAACATCGCTTCGTCGTTGGTGTGATACTCGCCGATCTCGGAAGACCTGTTGCGGTAGGTACCGCTCTGCTCCTTGGCCTTACCCTCCTCGTCCGTGATCTCGTAATCAGCAAGAAGGAAGGTAAACTTCCCCTGCTCGATATCGAGCTCTTCGGAAGTGAGGTCGGTGTGCCAGCCGATGACCTTTCCGTTGCCCTCCTGGCCAGACATGATCCAGCCGGGATGCCCATCTCGCACGGGTACGTCCTTCAAGATGTTCCGGTCTCGGAGCATCTTGAAGTGATTCATCATCATGTCGATGTGAAGAGGTTCCCACGTCGACTGAATGCCCATGCTGTCGCGGAAGGTCCCGGAGCGGAAAACCGGCTTGCGCTTGACGACGAGAACACCGTTGTCTTTCTTGAACATCTCGGTGCCGACATCGACGGGCGCAAAGCTTTGGCCGGAGAACAAAACAGAGTTCATCCGGTCACTTCGGCTCAACGTTCCTGTAGTACTCATCTCGTCGCATACCTTACTCGGTAGGATGTTGCCCCGGCAAGCATTACGGATTTTCGCTATCCGACGCTTCTTCTTGTACAGGACTGTCGATCTCCTGGAGGACTGCAGTCGTCTCTTCAGTCACAGTTACGGTATACCATCTATGACACTCGCGACAGAAAAGCTTGACCTCACCGCTACGCAGAATGGCCACCATGTGGCCGTAAACCATCTGCTGCTTATACACCTTCATCTCGATATACAGACGACCATGGTCATCCACGCCATACAGGGCGAGCAAGGGACGACGCCGACAAGAACACCTCAAGTCATGCGTCGTCTTCTTGCTCGTCGTTACGGTCATGCCGCTACCAGCTCCTCCAGCTGATAGTCCATCGCCTTCTCGAACTCCGTCATGAAGCTGTCAACCGAGTTGTATTGCGTGACCTGAGTTACGTCACCAGTCCACGCACCGAGGCGTCCGTAGAGTCGCTTGACAGCTGCTGCTGCATCGTCAACGCCAGCAGTGCTGAGGCTCTCCGCAAGCTGCTTCTCATAGCCGAACTTAGGCGTGAACCCAGGCCCGAACTCGCCGGACTTGAAAGCTTTTTCAGCCTGCCTGCGGACACGAGCGGTCACATCCTTAGTCGTAGCGCGTGGTTCATCGGTTCCACGCGGCCCGCTGCGCCTACGGTTTGCCGGGTCATTGGCGTTGGGATCAGCGTTCGGGTCGGCATTGGGGTCAGCGTTGGGATCTGCTGTAACCTGCTGGACCTCCGTCAACGTAAGGCCCGCCATCTCTCCGAGCTCAATGATGTCAGGCTTGATCGAGCCCTTCCCGATGAGCGCAGTAACGATAGCACGGATCGTGTCAGCCGACTCTGCGCCGAGCTTCCGGAAGACAATGCGTGCCCGAGGAGCCCGCTCACTGAAGTTGAAGTCTACCATCGGGCCAAGGATGTACTTGTTGATGTACTCCGTCCAGTCCATAGCGATCGCGTTCAGCATCCACTGGTACGTCTGCATGTGGCCAACGCCGAGGTTATAGCTGCCGACATCCGCAGTGCGAGTCACCAGGAGCGGAGTGAACAGACCAAGCGTAATCTCTTCGTCCAGGCGAGTGATGTAGCGATCGAAGTCGACGCCACGCATCTGGGATTCGAGATACTCAATCTGGTAGTCGAACTCTGGGTTCGTCTCGTTCATGGAGGCTGCAGTTCGAGTGTTCGGCAGTACCGCGACCGAACGATTTCGAATCTGCTGCATGATCGCACCCATGAGCTGATTACCGCGAACCTTCTTGCCCTCTACGTCGACTTCTTCATCAAAGGGTGCACGACCGATCGGGAGAGGTTCACCGAAGCGCTCGTAATACCGGTTCGAGTACAAGTGCATGAGGTTCGAGAAGAACCACGGCACGAAGGCGGATCGCAAGATCTTCTTGCCGTAGTAGTTTCCGTTCTCCATCAGGAGTGGATACCAGTACGTCGCCTTCGTCGGAATCGGCTCATGCCAGCCTATCTGACGAATGCCGTCGTAGATCTTGAGCTTCTGCGTGACCCCATTCTTCGAGGTCGCGCCGTCGACCTGCTTCCAGTTGACAGTGCAATCCTCTGGAATGAGGTCCTTGATCTTAGTGAGGTCGACGCGCTGCTTGATGCTGTTATTCTCCCACTGGAGCACATTCGGAGAGCGCCCGGCCCAGAAAGCTGTCGACTTGGCGCGAACGAGGCGCGTCCAGACATCCTGGAGGATATCCTGGCACTGGACAGCAATCTTCTTCTCGTCCGACTCGATGTGCCACGACAGCTGGTGTAGCATGAACGTCAGGACCGACAAGGATGCATTGATCTGGTAGTGATCACGCATCGACCTGAAGTCCTGAAGGGTAAGCCGATCCAGGTTAAACACCATGGCTCCACCACCGGGGAACTGAGTCACCAGGTTAGTGTCGCCAGACCAGTTACCGTACTTCTCGCCCATCGCTGGTGGCTTCGACTTCTTGAAAGCCGAGTCACTGATCGGACGATTATGGCGGTCGTAAGCCTGAAAGCCTGCCACCACTGTTCCCTTCTATTGTGGCGCCTTGGGAACAGGGAAGAAGCCAAGTACATCTTGAGAAGGCGGGATCGGAGCCATCAAGTTACCGAAACTGCCGAGTGCAGGATGCAGAAGAGCTTCGCCTGGTCCAGCCGCACCTACTGGCTGAAGTTCATTCTCTGAACTGAACGAGACGGAGACTACTCCCTTCCTGAAACTCCTGTCACCCATTAGCATATAGGTGACGGCCGCCATGGCATCTGCTACATCCTTGCTGCCCGTTGGCGGGTGATCGATCTTCTTTCCGTTATCCGAGAGCTCCGAAAGCTCCTTGAACGCGATGTTGACTGTCTCGTCTTCACCTTTTCGGACTTTGGTGAGGTATCGAGGAAAGGCCATCCGGCCCTCGTAAATCGCGTCACGAAGATCCTCATAAGGTAGCTTATTCCGGTCAACCGAAAGGTAGTCTGCCTGGTAGTGACGCTTACGGAACTGCTGAAGCGAATCCGTCGACTGGAATCCATCCATGGTGATGGTCTTGATCTTAAATCCAAGCTCATCCGAGGCATGATAGACAGTCTGGCGTATATCTCCGAGCATGATCTCTGTTCCCTTGGCGGCCTTGATGCGCATCAAGAAATCAAAGACGATGAAAGGCTTAAGTTCGCCGTCCATCTCTACGACTTCACGAACGTGCCCCATGGCGATTCCGAGGGCGTCCCCATCACCAGAAATAGCCGTATCGATGGCGAGAGCTCGCTTAAGACCGTCCTTGCAGGTAAACCAGTCAAAGAACTGAGGTCGCGTCGGACTTTGGTCAACGGGAGACTCTTGTCCGAAGATCTCGACCCACCTGTCCTGACAGTCCGTGATGCGGTCAATCAGCGAGATGAATGGGTCATCGATCGCCGGTGGGATGCCAGCCAGATCTCGGAGAGCCTTTTCAGGAGCATTCTCAAACGGTTTCTGGTAAACAGTGGGAATCTCGATCAGATAATCGGTCGTCTTGAGTAGCGGGACAGCTTCCTTCGGCACGACCACCTTACGGTGCGTATCATAGAAGAAGCTGTTACGCTCACCATTCGGGAGCGTGAACTTATGCCATCCCAGGGACTCCCAGATCGACATTCTCACCGTGTGAGCCTTGTCGTTCTTGTTCATATCTGCATACTTGCGCGCCGCAAAGCCGTCAGCCTTCTTCATCTGGCCGACGACCATCAAGAATCCGCGATCTTGGAACCGCGACCGAATACGCGAGTCGATCGTAGTGAAGCCCTGCTCGGCGTAGTCCTTCTCTTCGGTCACCTTATGCGAATCAGCCTCATCCAGGATGCCACCGAGAATATTGTAACCCTCAAAAGTAGTCTCTTGGCTGTTGCCCGGCAAGACCCAGACATCTTTCGGGAACCTCAGCTGGTTCTTGTAGTTCGGGTCATACATCCAGGCGTTCATGAACCACGGAGAATACTGAATACGCGCCTTGATATCACCAAACAGCGTCTCTTTCGCCTGCGAGTCCGACGTGGACATCTGCATGAAGGCGATACGCGAGCCGGACATGAGCTCGTAGTAATCCTGGGGGTCCTTGAGACACAGAGTATGGTGCACCATGTACGGAATGACGATCGAGGCCATCGTAGTCTTGCCGATGCCGATCGCACCAGTAAACATAGCCTCTTCGTACACCGCTACACGGTGAGGGTTCGGCTCAGGACCGAAAATCTCGAGAAGTTCTTCCCTGATCCCCGGCCGAACACGCTTCTCGATGTTCAAATACTGTGGACCGAGGAACTCCGCAATACTTGCTGGGCGCTCCTGGAACCAGGGGTAATCCTGAAGGAACTTAAGGCTTCGCTGAATCGCAGCCGGATCGAAGATCGGTTGACTCACGGCATCACTTCTCCCTGGACAACCTGCGCCCCGCCACCCATGAGCATGAGTTGCTGCATGATCATTTCTTGGGTGATCTGCGCGGCTGGGATACCGGTACGTTGGGTGATCTCCCGAACAATCTGCCCAACCATCTGATCAGGGTTGACCATCTGGACTTGCGTCGCGCTCGCCGCGCCTTGACCGACGTTGACTTGAACTTTGGTGCCCCCGGCCCTCGATGGGTCGATGATTTTGGCAAGTTTGATCCCATTATCAATCGTAGAGTTCAGCTGCTTACTGACCTCGGGATCAAGGACTCCGAGGACTTCCTCTTCCGCCATGCCTCGCTCAACTCGCTGTGCTTGGCGGCCGACGAGGGCTCCGAGGGCATCTACGATTGTATCGGCATCGCGAGTTCCGAACATCTTTGCGAGGTCCTTTGTCTCGGTCTTCGGCAAGGTACACACCGAACCCAGACGGTAAAACTTGCACTGCAAAGCCAGCGAACAGGTATCACAGTTGATCTTATCGCCATCAATGCCAGCACCAATCTGATTGCTGCCATGCTCAGGTACGTGCACCAGGGCGTCAGGATCAACTTGTCCAGAAGGTTTTTGCGTCTTGAAGGCAATATCTCTCTTGAAGTTCTCAGCCGCCCAGAGAGCGGACTTACAGTTATACCTGATTCGCTTACCCTGGTCGTTGAGTTCAGGAATACTTGCTCCGAGCAGGTGAATCCACTTCTGATGCTGTGGAAACGAGTGATTCTTAGCGCGCCGCCCCGAGGGAAGTATGACCTCGTTACTTTTAGCGGACTCAAACGTATCCACGTTACCTGCCCGAAAGGCCATCCCGAACAAGACGTTGTACGAGTAACTGCCGTCGATATACACGCAGCACTCAGGGAAATCATTCTGAAACTCATTGAGCCTGCGAACGATCGACTTGCCAACGCCAGTAGTAAATTCTGGCAAGCCTGTAATGAATACTACGTGCTCCTGGCCAAATACTGGCCGCCACGCCTGATCGATCACAGGATCGGAGCAGACAGCCTCATTCTCGCCAATAGGTCTCGATGCGAGCTCTTCTAGAACATTCCACTCTTCGCCATACTCCCAGACCGGGTATACAGCGCGAGGATTCTCTAGACCATGCTCTGCGTCCACGTGAACGGCGGACCCCTGGCCAATAATCAGACCCTGCCACTTAGAGCTCGTCCCCCAGTGAAGATTGCCGAAGGCTTTCGGGTCTGTCTTCGACTTATTCAGCTCGACGCGACTCCAGGACACATAAAGATGTCCCACCTCACCAATCTCACCGGCAATTCTGTTAGGGTTACGAAACCAGACTCGCTCCATGGAAGTATCCGATATCTCTAGGCGTGCGCGGGCGTCCCGAGTAACGGTACACGACCAACCCGCTACAGAGAAGCAACGGCGGCCCGGTGCCTGGCTTCCCCTCCAGAGCTCACCGAACCGCCGTCCCCTACTGCCTCATCTGCCGTCGCCCGATCGCAGATTCAAGGAGGTGCACCCAGGGTAGGGATGCAGGTGCCGATAGTCAAGCATTGCCGACAGCAATGTTTGACATTGACGAGACCGATCTAGTAGCGTCACGCTTGCAACGCCCGTTTGAAATATCGGTCGCCTCTTCCCTGGAGTATCAATGGCAGAAGATCTCGCTGTTCAACTCGCCAAAAAGTTTATCACAAGGCGGGATGTCAAGGCGATCCAATTCGATGATGGCACTTACTGCCCCGATAGCCGCCTTGCAGAGATCGACGCCGAAAAGGGGACCAATAAACTCGCCCCCTACGGCCCCGTCGGATTCAAGATGACTCATCTGCAGCAGCATCTGTCCGGCGAGCGTACCTACGGGCATTACATGCTTGATCAGGACGGAAACTGCAAGCTCTTTGCCTTCGATGTTGACCTCGTAAAGGGCGCGGGAACCTGGATCGACTTTCGCGAAGGCGAGGCTTTCCAGATCTATTCGGGCTCGCCCCGTGATGAGTGGCGCGACCGCTCGCATCCTTCGCGCGCCTGGTATAAGTATCAGATGAAGATGATCGGAACTAAGTTCGCAAAGATTATCACCAGAGATCTTCAATTACCCTGCGCAGTGACGTACACCGGCGGCAAAGGAATCCATGTCTATGGATTCACTGGTCTCATGGCTGCTTCCGAGGTGCGAGAAGCGGCGAAGATCGCAATCATGGCTTCTCGAGAGTATACACCCACGCGGGGCGACAACTTCTATAAACACGTCAATGAAGATCCTACTTCCGGATATGCAAACTTTGAAATCGAGGTATTCCCCAAACAGGATTCCCTCGCTGGAAAGGATCTAGGGAATCTGATGCGCCTGCCGCTGGGCAGAAACCGTAAAACAACTGATCCAACATTCTTCATCGATATGGGGGGGAGAATGACGGACCTTCGACCGCATGCCGACCAGGCTAGAGTGCTTGAAATGGGGGACCCTTTCCGTGATTAGAAAGAGCTTCGATGAGTTGATTACTCAACTTATCGCTCCTGCCACACCATCTGACCGCATCTCCACTATCGGTATCGAGCTTAATGAATCAGGTGGACACTGTACTTGGTGTAGGAAGAAGATCAAACGAAAGCATCAATCCTGGGAATGGGAGTTCGATAAAGTTATCCTCAGGATGCACCTTTGGTGCTTCGCTGATTGGTTCTCAAGGATTATGCCTGATGTCACAAAGGCCGTTTCACTAACGGAGGAAGAGCGTGCCAAGTGATCTTCTCAAGAAAGCCATGGAGTATCAGGCTCGAGAAGATGCCAAACGAGCCGCACAAACCTCTACTGAAGCACCAGAACTATCTCCTACACCTCCAGTAGCCCCCTCTGTTCATCAGTTTGATCCAGTCTTGATTCCTGATGTTGATTCGTCTCGCGAACGCAGCGAAGAGGAACTCGAACTCGACAGAATCCTCAAGGGTATCGGGATCATTGAAGCGTATAATCGCTGGTGCGGAAAGATGACACCAGTTATCACATCCGGCCGAACCGAAGGTATCAAGATCTCATGTCCTATTCCAGGACATCGAGACAGTAATCCATCGGCATGGGCCAATACTGAGAATAATACATGGGTCTGTGGACCTTGCGGAATGCAAGGCGGCGATATTTACGACATCGCTGCATATCATCACGGTCTCCCGGTTCCCGATTACAAGAGGGGCGCACTATTTCACAAGCTCAGGCGTGCCATGGGCGAAGACCTGGGCTATTCGTTCAAGGAAAAGCTAGGAGGCGGGTATGACCTCGTACCGCCGGTCGTTGTATCTACACCTGCTCCACCCCCTCCGGTACTTGCCCCACAACAAGCGTCATTGCCTGCCCCTCATCAAGCTGTATTGCCGCCCGTCCCGCCGACTGGATCTCACCTGTCTCTTGTGCCACAGATCCCACTCGCCGAACCTGTACAAGCTCCAGAGGAGGTGGATCAGCCTGCTGATAACTCTGTCGCGCAAGTCATCAGCATTGATCCCGAAGTCGACGCATACGATCCGGAGCTGGATTCGGAGTCATATTCGCTGAGCTTCGACTGGCGAGAAGCACTGGCGGGCTACGAGGAAACCTTCCTATACAAGTGGTGCGATGCCACTAGTCTGGACTATAGCCCAGAGGAGTATCACTTCTTCAGTGGTCTCATGCTTCTTGGGCTAGCCGTTGGGCGAGATACTCTTATGGCGGATGGCACTCGCCCCGTCATGCCTAATCTGGCAATCTGCTACCTAGGGCGCACCGGATCAGGCAAGTCAACCGCACAGGCTTTCGTTTCTCGAGCTCTTAACTTTGCAATGCCAGAGAACGACCTAGGAATCCTGGTCGAGGGTGTTCGCGAGGTTGGTGAAGTAGCATCTGGCGAAGCGCTGATTGGTGAATTCCAGCAAATCGTCAAGGGGTCAGCTACTGGGCATGTGCCTATTCGCGGCTATGTAGAGTTCAGTGAGCTATCTGGCCTTCTTGCAAAGTCTTCCGTCCAGGGATCAACGTTGAAAACGAAGATCATGGACTTCATCGACGGTAAGCCGAAAATTTCCAATTCAAGCCAGACGCATGGACGGAAAGTAGCCTATAATGCGTTCGCCGCCTTTAGTACTTCCAGCCAGCCGAGAGCACTCCGCAAGCTCCTGGACGGCCAGGACTCGGCGTCAGGCTATTTGAACAGATGGTTGTATGTAGCCGGTCCGTCGAAGCCTCGCGATGATTACTTCAATGATACGAACGTCAATCTACGCCCCGCCGAGCTCATTCTTAACGGCATCCACATCGCACACCTCAAGAAGAATCCGACAGACCCTCCGGTCGTCGTCGGCGTGACGGATAGTGCGCGAGCTGAATTCAAGAGGTTCTTCCGGCCGATTGAGGCCATGCTCAAAATAACAGACGACGACATGCTGAGTCGCCTGGAAATTCACTACAAGAAGCTAATGTTCTGTCACGCGATCAATCGACGTGCCCTTTTTGCTGATATACAAGATGTTCTGTTCGTGGAGCGTCTTCACCCTTATGTCCTCGCGACATTCAAGCTCGTCGGTGCGCAAATTGGCAAATCACAGCAGCAAGAATTCATCGACAGAATCTTTAACTATATCCGCCGCAAAGAGCTCGAGATGGGTCGCGGTCCTACGCGGACGCAAATCCGCGACGCCTTTAAAACCAAGAATATCGGCGATAAGCAGGTGAATGATGCACTCAAACAACTCATGGACGCCGACCAGGTCGAACCCTTCAAACTTGCGACCGGTACCCGTGGTCGCCCTCCCCAGGGATACCAAAGTGTCAAGCATGCCTGACAGTTCAAATCTTCTTTGGCTTGGAGAGGTAGCCGTACGCCACTCAAAACTCGCCCAAGATGCCGATGATATCATCCGCCTTGCTTGCTCGTACACCAAGTGCGAGATTGTCTGGGACCCCACTCAGAACATCCACTTTGCAGTTTTTCCTCGTGAAGATGGCTCGCAAGACATCTTTCCTGCGACAAGCATAGACACCTACATCTTGCAGTCTCGCGGAGAAATTCGCCAGCGAATGATCGATCACATCATCAGTGAGATCCGTCAGCCTGGATTCAATCAGCACGCATCACGGTCTACCTACACGATGGGGTGTCGAGGTCTTCTTTGCCGTCGCGCCCATCGGGAAGGCATGCGCATCCATCAGGGCACCAAGCGCAGCCCCAAATATGCAGCTGCAGATGAGCTGCTAGAGGAGGTCGAACAAGCCTTTGAGCGACAAGGAGCTTCCCTGACACCGTTCCTGGCCGACAAGGTAGCCGTCTCGTGAAGTGTGTGATGTCGGGCTGTGGAGCCGACTCAATCAACACCGATCAGACAACTATGAACTGCCAGGGTAACGGCGCAACCACCACTCCAGCCGGACTTTGGTGCATTGCAGGCTGGCTCCGCGACTGGGCAGGCCAGTACCCCAACTATACAGAATTCCTACAGGCCAAACCCTGGGAAGGTCCAAACAGATGACAAATCAAGCCAAGAAAATCCAGTACATCATCATCGGGGACTTTATCCCCTGTCCAGAGTGCACACACCTCGGAGCTGAGCACGATGGGGGCATTCTTGCGCCCATGAAGTGCCATCATCTGGACGATTCTGTCGAGTGTCCGTGTATTTTGGACGGGGTCGCCTTTCAGATTCTGGTCGATAGCACCCCCTCAACCGGCCAAGGAACAGGCGAACAGGCTCCCTAACACACCCTAGAAACGGCCCTACGACACCTCGAAACAGGTGTCTGTAGGGCTGTTTCTTTGCCCAGAAACGAGTCTAACAAGGCATCAAAAACACTACAGAACGAGTATAAAGTGACCCGTAAGGGTTTTTTCGGGGAGTATCGCCCGGATTTATACCCCATTTTATTCAACTGGTGGTTTTTAGGGTGGATTAATGATAGCACTAACCTACAGTCAGTTTAGTCCGGGCGATAAAGTGGGGTGCCCAGAAGCATTTTATGGGGAATAAATCCGGGCGGTCATTTTCGGACATCTGTGCAGGTCACGGGGCACCTTTGGGCCGAAAATCGAATTTAATATTTCGGGGTCCTAATAGATACCCAAGAGCACCAAGAAAGAGAGAAGAAAAAGAGGCGACAACTGCTGAGTGAATGCGGCCATAGGGAAGACTGTCGCCTGATGAACAAGGTGCCGGGGATGTATGGTGTCCGAGGAAACCGGAACAAACCGAGAACATGGCCGTGACCTGCGGAAACACGCCTAGAAATCACCCGGGAAATATACCCCAAATAAATGTAAGAAATATAAGTAATATATATATATATATATATACTACAGTGACCAGTCCTCTTCTTGTCTCCTGGACGCTAGATCGTTCACATGGACGGGACCTGTTGTACAGATAGATGATAGTACTATTATAGTCTTAGAGCCGAAAAGTTTGATATGTGGACGAGGCGCCTAAGGGCGCGCGCACATACCCCCGGTCGGAATTTTCTTTGTTGCCAGGTGCAACCATATCGATTGCCAAGGGCAACCAAGGTGTTTGCCATCGGCAATCAAACTCGTTGCATAAGGCATCATATAACCCGCCGATAATGTACGTTATCGGTTGCCTTTAGCAACAGTTGCCTACGGCACGCGTAATCGTTGCCAAAGGCATCAATAAGGTGCATTGTTGCCCAAGGCATCGAGTTGTGGGATGTCTACAACAAAGTCGTTGCCAAAGGCAAGAATAGATAGACTTTCGTTGCCCTTTGCAACAACTCCTCATACTGTTGCCTAACGCAACTAAGCACACACAGCCACCACCACATGACTGATCGTCAGGTCACGATGTGGTATCGATCTTGTGAATAAGGTGCGCGCACCTACACACACCTACGCCTGACGCCTACGTTGTTCCTAGGCACACACATGCACCACCACCTACCTACACACCTAGGGGCACAACCATGGCGATCCACACACACACCCACACCACCGACCACACCGCACCCGTGGTTGTCCGTAGCGGCTACCGCACCTACGACGGCGCACACCGTTGGATGCGTACCCACGAGGCCCCTAGCGGCCATTGCTACGGCGCACAGGCCACCCCCGGCACCGACACCTACGAGATCGTGTGCGACACCATCGATGGCCAATCAGACGGCACCGTGCCTACCCCGCCTCCCGCACCCACCTACACCGACGAGCCCATCGCCCTACGCACCCGCTACGGCGTTGCCATCACCACCGTGGACGCGGCCAGGTCGTTCATCCAGACCGCTGATGGCTACGGCTACGCGTCCCCCATGCCCGGACACGACACCTACGGTGCGCCGACCGTTCCCGCACACGCCGCGACACCGACCTTCGACACCGACCTGGCACCCGTCCGCATCATCACCAACACCACCCCGCAGGCCGCTGGTGCCACCATGACTCCCTACACCACCTACACCGGTACCACTAGCCTGGCCCGGTACATGGACGGCGTACGGTCCACGTGCACCGACTACACCGCCATCGCCGGTGGTGGCATCGTCACCCGCACCTACACCTACGACGACGGCACCTACGTCACCACGCGCACCGACGTCAACCACGCCTGGGTTGCCACCGACGACGGTACCGGCGACACCATCACCTACGTCGCCGCAGACCACGCCTACTACCGCACCTACGCACGCAACCTCGAGGCAACCCTGGTCACGGCCGTCTCCTGGGCGCAAGCCGGGGCACCTACGTGCAGCCACACCTACGCGGGCTACGGCGCGTGCATCGCCCCGTTCGGCCACACGCACGCCGAGCACATCGATGCCAACGGCAACGAGTTCACCGGCACGTCGCACCGATTCAACTACGGCGAGCTCGGCCCCGTAGCCCCCGCCACCTACACCCGCGTAGTCACCCGCGTACCCATGCACCGCGACACCTACCGCACGGTCCTACGCGTCGACGTGGCAGCCATGGTGCACGACTACACCGACCTCATGGCCGCGTTCGGTCACCCGTTCCGCACCGACGGCCAGGCGTACGCCGCCCTAGTGATCGGCATGCCCTACGACACCTACGAGCCCGCCAACGTCCACTACCCCGCCTACTCCGACACCCTGGACGCGCACTACTCCATCTAGCACCCACCACACGCTGTGTGTGGGCACCTACCGGCCTATCAGGTGCCCACACACCCAATCACCCACCGACCACCCATCAGCCCCGTAGCGGGGCACCTACCGGCTAGGAGCCGAGATCATGCGCACACACACCACCCGCCAGAACCACCTGACCGCCGCATCCACCATGCCGGATCCCCAGTCCTACCCTCACGTCGCCCGCACCATGGCCGCCCACGACACGGGCAAGTCCCGTCGCCAGCACCGACGCATGATGCGCCGCATGGGCCGCCAGTCCGGTCGGGGCTCCCGCCCGTCGTTCATCACCCGCCTGGCCGGATGGCTGGCCCTGGGCGTCATGGTGGCGTGCGTGTCCGGCCTAGGAGCCGTCCAGATGTCCGCCTACGTGGACCGCATCGTCCACGACCAGCAGGCACCCATCAGCAACCCTCCGGAGTGGCACCCGACACGCACATGCCCCACCGAGGACTCATGCCTGCGCGTCTGGACCGGTAACGACTACGACTGGCTGCCAGTCATCCCGTAGTACGCACTACGCCGGGGGTAATTCGTTGCCCCCGGCAACAGTCCCACCAGTCCACCATACGGACTAGCTTGACACCGCACCCCATCAGCACCCATTCTGGTTCTAGGCGGGCACCGTGCCCGCCGCGCACCACCTACCGGCTAGGAGCCGAGATCATGACCGCACGTACCCGCAAGGCCAGCACCACCTCCACCCCCGCCGACGCGCCGAACGCGACCCCGGCACCCGTCCAGGCCGCGCCGAACGCACAGGGCACCGATGCCACCGTGACGGCCGTTGAGACCGATCAGGCCGCTACCCCCGCCTACGTCATTCCCACCGGTTGGGAGACCGACCAGGCCGCGTACGTGGCCACCGTGGGCGAGGCGTACCGGTCCGCCGACAAGTCCGGCAAGGCCGCCATCCGGTCCGCGTGGAACAAGTTCCAGACCGACGCGCTGAACGAGCTCAACATGGACAAGCTGGCCGTGCTGCGCGACGTGCTGGCCGTCATGGTGACCACCAAGGCACCCGTCGAGGTTGACCCCGCCGACGGCTACGTGATCCACCTGGCCGCGCTGTCCATGGCATCCGCCACAGCACGGGCCACGTTCCGTGAGGCGCACGGCGACGAGGTCACGAACGCCATGCTCGAGCGGTTGACGAACCTGACCGATGACGAGCGCAAGTCGGCGCAGTCCCTGGCCGCCAAGTTGGCCGTCGTCAAGTCCGGCTCGCGTCGTACCGGCCCGCAGCGGTCCGTCGAGGCGCACATCCGTTCCGCGTTGGACGCGGCCCCCAAGGGCACCATCCTGACCTGCGCCCAGGTGCGCAACCACCGGTCCGACGCGTACGGTCCGGACGACTCGCCCTCGGTCGGTGCCATCGGTGCGGCGTACGGCCGTGAGATGGACGGCATCGAGTCCGTCGTCAACGACGCCAAGGTCAAGGGCTACCGGCTCGCCTGACCCATCAGGTAAGTAACAAACCCACCTGGTCACCAGCCAGGTGGGTTTGTCTCTGTCATGTGACTGTATACAGTCTCCCGCATACGACCCCCGTGCCCGCCGACACACCTGGTGTATCCAGTATGCAATGTCCAGCATCCCGTGGACAATCCACACGCCTCATGCACACCTGACGCCTAGCCCCTACGTGCCGTCCTAACGGGTCGCTACATGCCACCTACGCCCATGTGTGCATCACCCGCCCAGCGCCCCCTAGCGGCCCCATTGTGGCCCGATCACCACATGCCCTAGCCGCTAGCCCGCCGACATCACCACCGGTCCCCACATCACACGCCGTGTGTGCCCGCCTGGCGGACTCAACCCCCGTACCGGCCCCCACCTACCGGGAAGGCGTGAACGCGTCTCCTAGCCCCCATTGCGGGCCAGTCAGGCCATGTTCTAGCCGACCACCCAACGGCACCTGGTTCAGGCATGACGTACCCCCGGCACCCGGCGTAGAACACTGTCTACCGTGGCCAGGCGATAACTGGTTGCGCTAGGCAACTAGCTGTGCCTGTCACACTCTGGTCACCGATAGTAAAGTGTATGCTATCGGTTGTTAGGAGAGCCTAACCAGTGTGCCGTAGAATGGACATGTGGGCCAGCCCCATGACCTGGCCACAGATGACGAGGGGTGAATGGAACCATGAAGCTGCCGAAGTTGCCCGCCCAATGGGTGGCGTTGGATGACCTGTCGCAGAAACGCGTTGACGAGGCGTCCGAGTTGGTTGTGGAGTTCCTGTATCAGGCGGGGCACAGTAGCCCGCAGGATCTGGACGAGAATGGCGATGAGATCGGTGACGAGGTCCAGTCACTCCTGATGGACGCTGTACTGCGTGACCCGCACCTGTACCTGCATGTCTCGAAGCTCGTGGAGCTCACACGCACGCCGCCCACGCCGCCGGTTGGCCCGGTTGATTACCAGGCGCGCTGGATGAACCTGCCGAAGCATCAGCGTGACTACGGAGACGCGGTCTGGCAGGGTGCCTTCGGGAAGTTCTCCAAGCCTGTCACGCGCCTCGAGTGGGAGGTGCTGTACAGGAGCTCCTCTGCTATGGACGGCACCATGATCCAGAAATACCACAGGGGCGAGTTCAAGTGACCCAGCCAGGCGCAACCGAGCCTCGCACCATTCCCGGTACAAGCCTGACGTACACCGAGGGCAGTCTTGTTCGCTACCTGCGCAACGGTCACCCCGAGGTAGCCGCAGTCACCGAGATCTGGACGCACCTCGAGCCAGTCAGGTGGGAAGGTGTTCGCGAGGAAGGTGAGCCTGCCCTCGTCAAGGACGGCGAGGGCAAGTGGGTCGAGATTGACGAGAATAACCACATCTGGGCTTATGAGTCCGACATCATCGCAGTCTGTCAGTACTAGCAGTATCAACCCTTCCCAGGAGGAAGAGATGATCAACCCGCTCATCAAGGTCGAGCACGGCCGTCACGGTGTCGAGCATGACCTCACGTCCGCCCAACTAGTGGCCGCAGGCGAGGCTCACATCGGCATCAAGATCAAGTTGCCCTTCCACTCGACCGTGGATAGCATCCTCGTGGAGGAGGACAGGCTGGGCGTGTCGTACATCAAGTATGACGTGACAGTCATGTCCCGTGAGACGCGCTACAACGCGGCGGAACGCATTCTGGATGTCTACACCCGCGACGATGGCGTCTGGTCGCGTACGGACCAATTCTCGGCCCCGGATGTACGGTTCCGGCCACACGCTGTTTACGAGGCTGCGGGGGAGCACCGCGATGAGTACCAGCAACGCGACCGCCGCGTCTATGAGGCAGACTGTCATCGCCCAGGTGGGGGTCGGTTCCCCCTTGACAATGCCGATCGAACGGCGGAGGGTTACACGACCCCAGCAATGGAGAGGTACTGGAACTGACATGCCGACCATTGATGACATCGAGTCGCTCTACGAGGTGTGGGAGATCACCGAGTGGAGGAATGGCGCTGTCTACAAGACGCGCAACACAGGCGAGACACGCTGGCTCACCGAGAAAGAGCTCAAGGAGAATCACCCCATCGAGACTGACATCATCTTCTCGGTGATGCCGATGAGCTTCACTGGTCAGACAGTACGTACCAGGAAGTCCTGATCCAGCACGGCCGCTTCACTCTTGCAGTGAGGTGTGCCGCCCCGGATCAGGGGAGAAAGGTCGCTCATGAAGCGCACAGTATTGACAGTCGGGGGAACCGTAGGACTCGCATTCACCCTGGCCGCATGTGGTAATGGTCCAGATCAGCTCACAGGTGATGCCGACCACGGAGTCAAGATCGTGAAGGACTTCGTCGGATCGCAGTACGACACTGCACCTGGCGTTACACCTTCTGCGAAGTGCAGGTGGTGGGTGTCAGACAAGATGAAGGGTGGCACCCTTCTCGCTCACGGTGAAGCGAAGGTGAAGGGCATCAAAGTGCCTCGCGAGCAAACTTTCGTGATGTACTCCGGATACGAGGGATACAACTTCTACACGCTCGACTGCCCGACCTGGTACAAAAAGGGCTCCGCTAACAACAAGTAATCCATCCAGGAGGATGAGAGAAATGCCGGACAAAGTCCGCGTTAAGGTTGGAGAGAAGATCAAGGTCATCATGCCTTGGTCGGAGGTGTGCATGCACCTCAATGTCGCAGGCAAGACTATGACCTGCGAGTTGCTCGGTCGGGGGGTCCAGCTGTACGACGAGGAAGGTAACAAGTTCTCCTTCCCGATCACGCACGGCGAGGCTGGCTTCTACGAGGGAACCCAGGTCGGTGACGCCGAGATGTGGTGGTACGTCGAGCGCCCGCAGGGTGATGTGTTCTGATGGGTGACCCAACTTGGTTCTACCTCACCGCCGAGTTCAAGGTCGGTAACCCTGCCGTCCCGATCATTCAGCACATGATTGACCTGTCTGGCGAGCCAGCCAAGGAGCGCAACCAGCTTCCGGATCACCCGTTCTTCGACACGATCAAGTGGCGTTCGATGCTGGTACTCAGCTCGGATACGCACATGACGGCGACCACGGAGTTCAGGTATGACTCCTATACCGAGCGCTACCAGCTGATCGTGAACAGCAGCTTCAAGCACACGAACGAGATCCCGCTGCTCCTCTCCTGGCTGCGACCATACGACCAGGGGCTCGACGGCTACCGGGGCTTCTATCAACTGCCCGATGTCCATCACCCGTCGCTGATCTACCGCCTAGAGGGTACCTGGGAGTTCCGCAGTCCGTATCACATGGGTGCGGTACTGTCACCCAGGATCGAACGGGATGCCCGAGAGGCGGCGCGGCGAGCCTGATGACTGATACCGTAGTAATGCGCAACCTGGTAACACACGGCTACGAGACCCAAGACCACTCGCCGATCACCATTCGCAACGTCAGATGGTACCTGTATACTGGCGAGGTCAAGCATATTGCTAACACTCGTTACGCCAAGATCCGCGAGGGTCTGTTGAACGGAAGTCTCACCTCCTAGCTGGAGAGATCAATGGCACTCGCAATAGTAATCCTATTCGCGTTTGCAGTCTACGTTGGAGCTTCTATCGTACGCTCCATCAAAGGTTACACTCTGCCACCGTTGTCCGACGACGAGAAGTACAAGACCATTTCGGAGCGTATCCAGTGACCCTTCACCTGATTCCATATGACGAGCCCGATTACGCTCCAATGGAGTGCAAGATCGAGCTCGAGTCTACACCTCACGATACGTGGAGCTTCTTCCGCCAGGCGCACCGATGCACCGATCCCAGTCATGCCATGGGTCTGTATATCGTGATCAGACGCTGTCATCACTGCGGCACCTTCACCGAATGGATGCAGCTCGATGGCCCAGGCGGCGGCATCGTGGAGCTCATCCTCGACGCGAACGAGGTAGCTGTTGTCCTGGCAGGTCTCACGAATAACGAGCCAGATGCGCCGTTCTGATCAACACGCCCGGCAAAGTCCATACCGCAAAATGCTTCCCATCAGCCTATCAGCTGAGTAATGTTTGTTGCGTGGGGATACCGCACGCCCTCTAACCAGGTGCGTGAAGGTCCCAGCACGTAACCCTCGAAGGGTATAGCTGGGAGGTGACATTATGGGGTGGCTGATCGACCAGAAGTCCTAGCCGGATACCCTACAAGTACACACGGAGTGCAGGAGTAAGTCTCCCAGTCGAATGAACGCTTGAGTCGAGGGCTGGTCTCCGATAGCAAGTTAGAACATTCAACTCCACTACCCGGCTTGACCATGTGTCCGTGTCAGCGCTAGGTTCGCTGTCATCACAGATGGTCAAGCCGACGATCACGCAATATCCGACGCCCGGTATCGCAGGAGGTTATCGAAATGGCGCGTCAGCCAACCAAGACGGCAGCTGCCAAGAAGGCCGCCGCATCTAACAAGGAGGAGACCGTGACTACCACGGCTACCGCGCCAGCCGACGAGCAGGCGCAGAGCACCCCACAGAACACCGAGAACACCGAGCCGCAGGCCGCCGCTGCGCCTGAGGTCATCGACACCACCGGCTTCGACGAGGCCCTGAAGGTCGCGCTGGCCGAGATGGACCAGTCCACCGGCACCCTCGCGCCCGCCCAGCTCGAGCCGGTCATCAAGGCGTACCACGAGCTCGACGGCTCGAAGGCCAAGGCCAAGGTGCGGGCGAGCATCGAGCAGGGCGTCAAGGAGGCCCTGGACCCCGAGCACGGCAACATCCCGAACGCTCGGGCGCTCAACACCATCCGCCAGGAGTTGACCAAGTCGCGCGGCGGGGGCAAGAAGGCCGACGCGACCCCGTCCGACCCGACCGAGGCATTCGTGCAGCAGGTTGTCGGTCTCCAGCTGGCGTACGGCTACGTGACGCAGAACGTCCCGGAGGGTGTGTCCGACGACTGGCAGACCAAGGCCAACGAGCTGGCGCAGAAGACCGTCAACGAGGTCGACACCCTGGCGAAGTACACCGGCGAGGGCGAGAAGCCCGAGGTGTCGGCCCTGGCGCAGCGTGCGCTGAAGCTGGCGCAGGGCAAGAGCGTCAAGGGTGGCGGCGGGGGCGGCCCGAAGGCCCCCTTCACCGGCACGCGTCGGGACATCGGCAAGCACATTCAGGCGGCGTTCGCGGACAAGGCGTCCGGCGACTTCCTGACCATCGCGCAGATCGTCACGCACCACTCGGAGGAGTACGGCAACGAGGCTCCGTCGCCGGGTGCGGTGTCGGCCCGTCTGTTCCCGCGTTCCGGCAAGTGCACCCTCGAGGGCGTCGAGCCGGTCGACGCCAAGGACGGCCAGCCGAAGGGCGCTCGCAAGAGCTGATCCGCAGCTGGTCCGGGCGAGGTGTGGCCTGTAGCAGCTAGTGAATGAACTCCAGCTGCACCTACTCACCCTGCGGGGATGGTGCGGGATCACAGAAGGAGACTTCGCTACCGGCCGTGCGAGGATGCAGGCTGCACCTCGTCTTGTAACACAACTGAATACCTCCACGAACCGAGGTGGTGGGAGTGCTTCCAGACCGGGCCACCGGTCACCCCGCCCTCCCCTGGAGGCGACCTGTATCGTCGGTAGTACGGCGGCTGAGGGATTCAGGTAGGTAGGTTCGTGGATCTGGCGCGTCGACTCAGGTTGGTGCTGTGCGCGCCAGGCATGAGGGTGACAGACCTGCCGCCTCACGCAGTGAGTCACCCTCAATGTGCGCCGGATGCTCGTATGGAATGAGCGCTCACCTTCCAGGTGAGAGCAAGCAGGTTCAAGTCCTGCCCGGCGCTCGGTGTCCGTGAGACACTAATAAAATCGGGGCTCAAGCCCCACACTTAACGCAGTTCTGTTCTACCAAGGCTCGCATCGTCCGTGTTGTACGCACCTGGATTCGGAACCTCCCAGGATGCACGGACGATGCGAGCTGTCCTACTGTTCTCATCTAGGAGATGAAGCAATGCAGGTCAAGAACCTGATCAACAAGGGTTGGAAGCGACTGGTCGTCGCAGGTGCCGTCGCCGCAATGGGCACCGTCGGCATCGTCGCCATCTCGTCGGCCGCCGTCAAGCCGGACTGCAAGACCCTGACGTATCCACTCTGCAATCGTTCCGTCGCGGCCGCCCAGGTCGTGGACAACTCGCTGCCGAAGTCGAAGATCGTTCCGGCCGACCGGGATGCGTTCCTGAAGGACGGCGACACCCTCACTGGCGCGTACTACTCGGTCGCCTACTACGACAAGGGCGACACGAACGCGGGAGCCATCGCCACGGTCGCCTGCAAGAAGGTCACCGATACGGCCATCAGCGGCGGCGCACAGACCCTCGTGGACGCGACCAGCCTGGCGCGCAACACCCCGGTCAGCTCGTCGTTCCCGGGCCGGATGGACTGGACCACGAACCTGCCGAAGGCGAACCGTCTCGACGGCTGGGTCGTTCAGTTCGGCGGGAACGCGGGCGCGACGAGCGACAGCCCGCCGCTGAAGGTCAAGGTCTGGGCGCTGTGCGTCCCGGGTCTCAGCCTTCCGGTGACCCAGACGTACCTGCAGTCGACTGACGGATGATCAGCGCATTCATGCGCCTTCCCTCGGGCGTGCGTCTGACCATCGTCGCACTGGGCATCATGGCCCTGGCGGCAGTAGCCTGTGAACCCTCTCCGGGTGCAGGCGGCTGGAACTGAAGACCGCCGTCCCCTCTTCTGGGCGGGAGGGGGGACGGCTTACTGCTAGTAGCTCAGCTTGGTAGAGCGCCTGCTTTGGGAGCAGGAAGTCGCAGGTTCAAATCCTGTCTAGCAGACGCAGTACACAACCATTCCAGGAGAGTGAGAACGAAATGAAGCGCATCAGTATCCTCGCAATATCCAGTCTGTCCCTCGTGTTGCTGGCCGCCTGCGGTGGCGTCACCGGAGAGGTTGCCTCCACGCAGCCCACCGGTACGAACGCTGCTCCTTCGTCTGCACCGACCAGCACGCCGGATGTCGCCGTGACAGAGCCGTCCGAGACGCCCACCCCGACCCCGACCGACGACGGTACGGTCAAGTTCGACAAGGCGTACACCTGGGAGAACGGGCTGTCCGCAACCGTGTCCGCTCCCAAGGCGTACAAGCCTTCGGACACCGCCTCGGCCGACGGAAGCTTCAAGTACTTCGTCGTCTTCACGGTCACGCTGGTCAACAAGACTGGCAAGCCGTTCGACCCGTCGATGACACAGGAGTCCGTCCAGAGCGCGGATGTCGAGGGTGGCCAGGTGTTCGACTCGGCGAAGGGGATCGACGGCTCGCTCGACACCAAGATCCTCAATGGACGCCAGGGGAAGTACCGTGTAGTATTCGGCGTCGCCAACCCGAAAGATGTCGTCTTCGAGCTGACTCCCAGCTTCGAGTACGACTCCACCATCTTCACGAAGTAAGGAACCTTCTGCACCATGGGCTGGCGGCAACACAAGACTGAGCTTACAGTCATTGCTCTAACGGTTTGCATCTTGGCCGTTTTGAGCTCGATCATGTTTTCCGGTAGAATGTAACAAGACTCTCGTGAAAGGGTAAAGCCGTGAAGAGTCAGAACCCAAATCCCGCTGGCAGTCGAAAGCCAGTCATCCGACGTGCACTGCGAGAGCAGAAGCGCAATGAAGCTTCGGCTCGTCGTACAGCTCGCAATCAGCGTTCCGACGAGGTACAACTCCAACTCCTGAACGAACGGGGCGCTGGTGACTGCAAGGAGGCAAGCAAGATCCGGCAGCGTCTGTTCGATCAGGAGCACCCGAACCAGGAGCCCGAGAAGCCGACGCCGCCTCGCAAGTCGCGGCCGATCGCCAAGCGCCGCAAGGTGCCCGCTTCACTGATGTAACCCACAGTCGTCACGCCAGGCGGACCGCACTAGCGGAGTCCGGACACGCGTCACCCGCCTGGCGTGACTTGTGAATAGCTTACTAAGGCAGTACGGGCGAGAGTGTGGTGCCTCCCCCGACACCCCTCGCATGGCGCAGGCATTACCCCCCCCGCCTGGCCACGTCCGTACTGCCCTAGAAGGTTATTCACCTTACCATCCCAGGAGGATGAGAAGTATGGCTAGTATACTATGCAAGAATGGACTCGAACACAGGCATGGGTCCGTCGAGGAATCGCGTCAGTGCTGGGCCGCTACGAGCCCGTCTAACGCGTCCGCTCCGGTCGGGGTGACCAATCCCCCGCCGACACCCCCAGCGGCCGTCCCACATGCCATGCAGCCCCGCACGACCGTGCCGCTGGCTATGCTGGAGACGACCCCGGACGGGTACTACGCCGTACGCCAGGACGAGAGGGATCACTACCGCTTCCTGCGCATCAGTCGCCGGTTCGGCAAGCGGTCTAAGTGGCTCGGCTGCATCCAGGTACAGTCCCAGCACAGCGACAACCTGAAGCCACTGTTGATGTACCGCCCTCTCAACTCCGAGAACGCGCTTCGTAAGGACGAGTGGCTGTGGGTCGGCCAACCCAACATGCAGTCGTATCTCATCCTGGCGATTGTCGACCCGATGGGCGCAGGCCAGGCGTATGCCTCCGAGCTCGGTCGGTGCATGATCTGCGGCAAGACCCTCACAGACCCCAGGTCCATCCACTACGGCATCGGCCCGGACTGCGAGAAGGATCACCCCGAGGTCATCGAGTACGTCGACGGCAAGGAAGAGGAGGACAGCGAATGAACCTCCCAACCGAACGATACACGGGCACTACTCCACCAGCTGGACCATCGCGTTCCTGGTGGAAGCAACACCTGAAGTGGTATGCCGCCTTTGGGATCATCTGCTTCGGTGCTGGTATGAGCATCTGGGGTCCGCCCAAGACGATCGTCAAGCACGAGGTCGGGCCTGTTCACACCGTGTACGTGCCTGCCAAGCAGCCCGTTCCCGAGAAGATCATCGAGGTCCAGCAGCCGCAGTCGTGTAAGGATGCTATTGCACTGGCTGCGGCGCTGTCTACCAACGCCGTCACGATGGCAGATTCTTCCGAGCCCCTCATCGACGCAATGAAGCAGGCCGGAGTTGCCCTGTACTCACAGGACAAGAATGTGATGAACGCGGCGGCCGAGAAGGTGTCCAAGCTGAACGCTAACACCCTCAAGGCCAAGCAAGCGTACGCGATCATCTATCCGCAGTTCACCGCCAAGTGGCAGCTGTGCCAGAAGGAGAGCAAGTGAGCAGACCCGAAAAGATCACTGTGAAGGAGCTCATCGAGAAGCTCCGGGAGTTCAACCCTGATCATCACGTCATCACCGCCATCTCGGGTGAGATGGAGACGTATGCTGCCGAGGTGTCTCAGATGGGACCTGCGACCGTGCGGATCTCAGGTGAAGGTGGCGAGGAGTATCTGGGTCAGGATGACCCGGAAGAGTACGACGATGAAGACGAGGAGAACAGCAAGTGAGTGACGATAACAAGGACGAGTGGTTCGGGATCGCCAACGAGCCAACCAGCGAGGCTCCCTGGCCCCGTTCGACTCCGAACAACGAGCTGCCGCCGGAGCTTCCAGCTGACGAGCCGAAGCGAGTTGTACATACCTTCGCTCCGGTCACCTTCAACGTCAACCTCGACGAGGTCATGCAGTACTTCGGCATGGAGTACGACGAGGATGGCCCGACGGGCACGCCGAGCGGCGACATCAGGTCTCAGATCATGGGTATGGTAGCCGACCAGCTCGTCAAGCAATCCCTCCAGGGTAAGTCCTTCAAGGACCGACTCGACGCCGAGATCAGTGCTCGACTCGGACGGATCGTGGACGAGGCGCTCGAGCGTTCATTCCAGCCAGTCGACTGGACCGGCAAGCCCAAGGGTGACCCAACGACGCTGGCCGAGGTCGTCAGTACTCAGACCGAGAAGTTCCTCGCCGAGGCGCTGGCCGAGCCAGGTCGCCACGACTACGACCGGGGCGACGGTCACAAGGGCAAGCTCAAGAAGTTCATCGGTACCGAGCTCGACCGCAAGTTCAACGAAGATCTCAAGGCAACGATGACCGATGCGAAGACCGCCGTCCTGAAGGCCGTCACTGAAAAGGGCGCGGAGTTCCTGGCGCAGTCGTTCGCCGACGCGGCGACCAAGGTACAGGCCAGTACCGTTCACAGCAAGGTCATCGGCAGCTTCGACGGCACCATCTGATGGCTCGCATCATCTGGATTATCGATGACAACAGGCGAGCTCACGAGCTCTACGAGTACCTGTATCGCAACTGGCCTGGCGGCAACCAGGACATGACCGAGGAGCTCGGCAACGCGATCTTCCGCTCGGAAGTGACACCACGTCAGGATGGCCTGAATCGTGGTGACCTGTATCTCCGGCAGATGCGCACCGTATTTGCCGAACTGCAGGCGTCGATTAACGAGGATGACGGCAACGAGGGGATTCATCAGCAACACCTCGCTGACACCTGGAATGAGCTTGACAGGGCGATTGCCGCCGGTGAGATGCCCCGCGAATGGAAGCAGCAGTTCTTCAACGCAAAGGAGCAGTAGTGCCCAAGAAGGTTGCCATCCCTGTCCTGAACAGTGTCACCCTCACGCCGCACCCGGACGGCTATTTCCTGGACACCTGGATGGAGGGCCGGGAGATGGAGCGCTTCCAGTTCTCCGACGTTCAGCAGGTGGTGGACTTCGCCGTCGAGGCTCGAAGGGTCGCCCTGTTATCCGTCGGCTACGATGAGCTGCTGGTCACGGCTGGGGATGTCCAGGTGGACGATCGACTTCCGCTGATGAACGGAGGCTCGGTGGACAGCGTCGACATCGAGAAGAAGTATGCCGAGATCGTTCCAACGTCCGAGCTGGATGAGCTGGTGGAGTATCGACACTTCACGTTCAAGAACAGCACGGCCAATCTGTCCATGAAGTCCGACGATCGACTCACGGTCCTTCGTCGCATCCAGTAGGGAGGTGCGCAGTATGGAGCTGCGCTTCGAAGTGGAAGAGTTCAGCGGGGGTGACCTGTTCGTTAGTAAGTACATCAACAACTGGTCAAAGATGTACCCCGAGCAGAAGGACGGCGAGTCGACGCAGGCGTTCAAGAAGCGCGAGGAATACGGTCGAGGGTTCCGCAGTGCCCTTGCCGAGTCCTTCGAGGTGTACATCGCCTGGGCGCGGGTGGAACGCTACGGCGATCGACTGACCTCCGTGGTTGGCGTGCCAGCGTTCGAGGTTGAGACTACCCTGTTCCCGGTTCTCGACGCAGCCTGGACCGAGATCTTCGTGCCGGGTCAGAAGAAGAACGACCTCAAGCACTTCTGGGAAGTGTTCACTCCGGTATTTGAGGAGTTCCTCTTCCCCGTCGACCTCGAGAAGAAGTACGAGGAGCTTCGCCGCGATGCAATTCTGGCGGGCGAAGAAGAGCCTGAGGATTCCGACAAGGAGTGGCTGAGTATCGAGGTCACTGAACTCGAGAAGCACGCTGCGATGCTCCGCAGCCGATTCGACATCAAGTAGAAGGCGGCGTACCATGTGTGCCCCCCAATCCCACTCGCCCGAGGAGTCAGTCATGAAGATTACACGGTTCCAGGTCATGGACCCTCTGGATTGGGGGGTACGCGCCAGGCCGTACCTTATAGTCGGTATCGAGGAGCCTCTGCGCAACCCAAAGCGCAAGGAGTATGGTGACGACTTTGCTGTCGTGCAGTACGGACCATTCTTCGAGCTGTTCACCGAGTATGACGTCAGTCGGTTCAACACTCTCGACCCCTCGCATCACTCGACGCGACTGATTGAGATCAAGCTTCAGGTCGGCTGTAACATTCCTATCGACTTCTTCATGGACCTGAAGCGCGCTCGCTACGAACTCAAGAAGATGCAGATAGTCCAGGCGTGGTCCATTCGCCTCGATCAGCACAACACCGAACGCACCGGAGGGGCTATCTACGCTCCCGTGCAGCGCAACGGTAACAGGTGCGGATGGTGGCTCGAAGTTGGTAGCGTAGGCGAGCGCTGTGGTAGAACCAGTGATCTCGCCCTGATGTTCGACAAGGGTCTGCCAATCTTCTTATGCCCTACACACCAGGCCGCCGAAAGGCGAGAACAGTACGAACGTCGCATGTCCGCCTGAATACCAACTTCCCATTAGATGATGGAGACCCTCAGTGTCATCCGCACTGTCATGTGAGAACTGCCCGAGTTATCTCACGAAGCAACAGGCCGCTACGCACTTCGGAAAGTCGATCGGTGCACCAGTCTGCGCCAGGTACGGCAAGGTGTTCGGAAAGATCGGACTCCCCGACCGAAGCACAAGAAAGCTTGCAGAGTTCTATGCGGCGACTTGTGACCAGTATGGACAGGCGCGTCCGCAGAAGAAGGCCGTCAATGTCTTTCCGATCGCCATCGGACTCTTCGCCTCATCTTCTGGTGGCGTACCGCCGATTGTTTCTAAGCCTCCCTCGTGTGCCGCGTGCAAGTTCTACGCGCCCGAGGATGTGGTCATGGAGGAACTCAGCTGGACGACACCTCTTTGCAAGAAGAAGGGTGAACTCCTTCTAGGTACTGAGCTTCGCGCCGCCGCTGAGGCTTGCACTGAAGGTCAGACCGGGATGATCGACAGGTCTACTAACGGCGTAACGCTGTTCCCTGAGCTCATGGAGAACTTTGGTGGAGCTGAGGCGTCCGGGATCGCAGACCTCCTCGTTGGGGACCCCAGGGACTACAACTCTGATAAGGAGTTGTCGGATCTAGACAAGGCGCAGGGCATCATCGCATGGCGGGAGATCAAGAACCCTGATCCCGACTTCGAGCAGACGCCCGGCCAGGAGATCTACCTCCCTATTTTCACGGACAGTATCTTTGGCGAGGCTGCCCAGGCAAAGATCCCACGCAGCGGCCAGAAGGAACACCCAGACGAGTATGTCGATCACTTCGGCGGCGTGTATGCGGTCTCGGTACACATCACCAAGCTCGGCATGGCTCCTGGCGTATGGGGCGAGCCTGGTACCGGCAAGACGGAACTGTTCCGTCACCTAGCCTGGATGTGCGGAATGCCCTTCGAGAGGTTCACGATCACAGGCTCGTCGGAACTCGACGACCTGGCTGGTCGACCTCACTTCTCACCCGAGAAGGGGACCTTCTTCTCCTATGGTCGGTTCGTACAAGCATACCAGACTATATGCTGGCTGTGTGTGGACGAGTGGAACCTCGGACCAAAGGATGTCCAGCAGTTCTTCCGGCCGCTGATCGACAACTCCAAGCAGCTCATCATGGATGTCAACGTAGGCGAGACGATTAGGCCCACCGACTTCACGTACATGGGCTTCGCGATGAACCCAGCCTGGGACCTTCGTAATGTGGGCGCAGAATCGCTGGCGGATGCCGACACGAACCGGCTGATGCACATCGAGATCCCGATGCCTGAGGATGCCGTTGAGCTCGGTATCATCCAGAAGCATGTGTCGCACGATGGCTGGCAGCTGAACAACATGCAAGCCGAAATGGTGATGAACATTGCCACCGAGATTCGTGGGCTGATCCAGGCCGGACCGCTGGCGTCGATCACCTGGGGCTTGCGGCCACAGATCAAGGTAGCCCGAGCGCTGCGGTACTTCAGCCCTATCGAGGCATACCGACAGGCTGTGGCGAACAACCTTGACCCAGTGACCCGCGAGTCACTCCTAACGGCTGTGAGGGGTAATGTCAGCTGACATCATAATCTTTGGTACCTGCTTCGTCATTGGCTGGATTCTCCAGATTTGCTACAACTGGATTGAGCTGATCTGGAATGGGATGAAGTCCGGCCTTCTGTGGCTTTCTCGTCCGCACAAGATCGAGCGCCGTACACCTAACCAGAAGCGCTTTAACACGAAGCTTTCCTGGCCCCAGGTGCGCTGGTCGATTGCCCGCATGGAGCACGAGATGTTCTCAGAGGAGTCCTGGTCACACGATGTCAAGGACTGCGTTGATCCTGCCTGCAATCCAAACTTCCTGCGCCAGATGCGCAACGGACAGATGATGCACTTGCCTCCAGCGCCGAACATGTCTGGTCAACGTAAGGCTATACCGATTCTTCCTGCACCACCACCCCCACCGCCTGCCACAAGGTTCCCAGATCCAGGCAGAACCGAGAAGCGATAACCGTTCCAGGAGGACGAGATGACGACAGCAAAGCGCATCAGCGCAGTGATTGCCCCGACCGCCAACCAGCTCAATGCGGCGGCCGTAAAGAAGGTGAAACATCCCGAAGCGCCCTACGAGTATGCACAGCTGGACGATGAGCTCAAGGCTCAGCGCGAGGCGCTGCACACTATGGCTGAACTGATCACCGAGGACCCCGAGACCTTCGATCGGTACTTCGACCAGGTCGCAGAGACAGGCGAGGTTCGCCAAGAGGTTGCAGTCACGGTTAAGCAGGTTCCGGCCAGAGAGCCGCGCAAGGCTCTCCCGCGAAAGAAGGCCGCTAGGTCAGGCAATCCAGCCAAGAAGGCAGCGGCTGCACCAAAGGAGATTGCTCCGGTCGAGCCGCAACTCGCACCGGGACAGACGATCTCCGTGCCCATCGTACCAGTACCTCCACAGAAACCTGGCGCTGAGACCGTGGAACAGGAGGAGTGAGATGCCTCGCGCAATTGTGCACTTAAAGTCCCAGAAGCAGATCTTCGTCGAGCACCCCTGGACCGTCGGCGAATGGATGGAGTGGTTTCATAAAAGGTCTCGCTCCCAGGCCACGATACTGGTGTGCGACGAGAAGGGCAACCAGTATATCATCTCCGTCTACGAAGTCGAGTTGATCATGGTGCCCCTGGAAGAGGATGAGAACGATGGGAAGTAGTACACCGGGCCTGAAGCGTCACAGTAACAGGATGCAGCGCCTTACGAGTGACATCGCTGACATGATATCGGCTCGCTACATAGTCACCTCCAAGCTCGATCAGGATATCAGACTCACTAGAGAGAAGGTCGAAGGAGAGGCTCAGAAGTTCTTCGGTCTCAATAACCGTCCGACTATGGGTACAGTCTGGCCCTGCAAGGACTCGCCTAACGGTACCTGCTGGTATCGTGCTAATGATGTTCGTCACGACGAGTGCATCATCTGCTATAATCCGGAGGAGCGTAAGTGACCGACACACTTGAGCTCCATCTCACTGACCGCATCGAGCGGTTGGCTCCTGAAGAGCGAGACGAGTGGGCTCGACGGGCAGTTAAGACCTTCCAGAACATGGAATACCTGTGGACCGCGTTCGCTCGCGTTCTGACCGGTAATCCGGCCGTACGCGTGGTGCTGTCGGGCGGTACACCCCGCACGGACGGCACCACGATCTACTACCGTCCCCCGCTGTTGCTAGGCGATCCGTCCCCGCACATCCGCAACCAGTGCGACCGCCGGAACGCCGCTGGACACCTGACCTGCCCCGCCTGCTCGGCCAGGGAGATGGTCGAGAGAAGCATCACTCACGAGATCTCGCATATCGTCGGAGGGTCATTTCAGAAGTCCACGCCCGATCAGCAGCAGACTGCACTTCGTCGCGCCGTGATGTACGCACAGAACCCCATCGCCCGAGCGCACCTAGAAGCAGGCATGCGTAAGGTTCAGTGGGGCGATGATCCTCAGGTGATGATGTTCAAGATGTCACCGTTCCTTGGCCTGACGATCATGGCTCTCGAGGACGCTCGGATCGATATTAAGATGTTCCAGGCTCGTCCTGGCGTTCGTAAGATGTTCGCGTCTGCAGCCGAGCGTATGTCGACAGTAGGGTCCGTAGACCTGGACGGCGAGGTGATCCGCTGGTCCGAGCGCCCACTCAATGCTCAGATCATCATCGGATTGCTTTGGAAGGCTGAGGGGTTTGGTCTAGGCGAGCTTCACGACAAGGTTAAACAGGATCTTGAAGATCCGATCCTGCAGGATGTCTGCCTTCGAGTCAACCGATCCGGCAGTGCGCTCGAGATCGCAGCGCTCACCATTGAGTGCCTCGTACGCCTCTGGGAGCTTGGTTACTGCGAGCCACCCGAAGATATGCCAGAACCTCCTCCATACGAGCCACCGCCGCCACCGCCTGACCCGCCACAGGACGAAGAGCAAGATGACAAGGATGAACCCGAGCCAAAGGAAGAATCAGGTGGCAGTGACTCCTCCGAAGGGGACGAAGGGACAGCTGATGACTCCAGCGATCAGGGTAGTTCCGCTGACGATGGAGGGTTTGAGGAATCATCTAAAGAAGGCGCAGACGGCACTGAACAAGATCCTGGTGGGTCCGGGAACGGATCAACAGGTGACGAGGATCTGGACGGATCTGGAACTCCGAGCACAGAGCATGACGAAGGATCTTGCGAGACTTCAGACGCTGGAGTTCCCAAGCCATCAAGCAGCGGATCAGACAGCGACGGAGACGGCGAAGATCCTGGTGAAGCTGGGGAACGAGGTAGCGAGCCTGGAGAAGCTGGTGGAGGCTCAGGCGAACCCTCCGAAGAAGAAGAAGCTGACCCTACCTCAGAAGCAGAACCTGATCCTGGAAGCGATGCAGAAGATTCACCAGGAGAAGGTACTCGAACCGAACCTGAAGAACAAGCTGATCCTTCCGGGACCGGAGGCGATGGCGGCGCGTCTGACGAAAGTGATCAAGGAGACGACGTATCCGATTCCACCGAGGCCGGACCAGCTGAACCTCTGGAGGATCCTGGACGAGAGTCTACAGATGGAGCTGATCAAACCGGAAGCGAGGCGGGAGGTTCACCTGCTCCTCAATCTGAGTCAGGATCTGAGTCTGTGGGATCTGGCGACCCTGGATCGCCAGTTGACGATGATGGATCAGGCGAAACGACTTCGGACCTGGCCACTCCTGATGAGGCAAACGTCGCACCGAATACAGAGGCGAGTCTCAGCGGAGATAGTGGAACAGGAACTCCTGAGCCAGAATCAGAGGATCTTCCTGACCACGGTTCCGCTGATGATGTTGCTGAGTTGATCCAGGACTTCACTGGACACACTCACGATGACGATGAGCATATGCCAGCCTTACAGGGTGCAGACCCTGCCGTAGAACAGGCCGTCGATAAGGCGATCGTGCAGAACAAGCACTTCGATGCGCCAACGGCTAGCGTTTCCAACCTTAGGGTCTATACCTGGCCGAAGGATGACAGACGGTGTGAAGCCTGGAAAGGCATGCGTGAATCCATCGACCTGACTATCCGCATCGGAGGTACGGACCGTCAGGGTCGCGACCAGTGGGACATACTCCGGACTCCGGAAGACATCCTGCAGCCAGCCATGTTCGAGATGAGTAGGGTATTCTCGGATAACAGGCGTACTCGAGATGCGCGCAACCTCAAGCGAGGTAAGCTCGATGGGCGAGCGCTCGGCAAGCGCGCCTGGAAGGGTGACGACGATCGTCTCTACAAGAAGCGGGATCGTCCGAAGAAGCGTGACTATGCAGTCATCGTCGCTGGTGATTGTTCCTGGTCGCAGCACCTCGGCAAGACGATGGTGGTCACGAAGCAGGCAATGTTCGCCCAGTCTGAACTCCTGCACCGTATGGGTATCGCCTTCGAGGTCTGGGCGCACACTGCCGAGGTTGGCGAGGCGTACATGCAAGCTCGTCGTAAGGGTAACGATGACGTAGAGCCAGACTTCGAAATGGTGATGAATCAGATCAAGGGCTGGACTGATCCGTGGAACGAGAAGCAACAGGAAGGTCTCTCCTGGCTGCACGCCGTTGAGACCAACCTGGACGGCCACAATCTCGAGTTCCTGCGGAAGCGTCTGATGATGACTGATGCGACCGACAAGATCTTGCTGTACTACACTGATGGCGAGATGCCTGCGGCAAACTACGAGGATGAGCTCGAAGTCCTCAAGCGCGAGATCGAAACCTATAAGCGTTTGGGTATCGTGCTCGTTGGTGTAGGAGTCGGAACTGATTCACCCAAGAGTTATGGCCTGGACACTGTACGGATCGACAACAAGGGTGACATTGGTAAAGTCGTCAAGCACCTTGAGGGCGAACTAACCCGAATACACCGATAGCACCCGACGCCCGCTCGTGGCTGGACGGATGCGGGGTGATCGGGCATGATTGCCCCGTCGGAGGATGCCTGGGGTGGCGGTTGCGGGCTACCCGTAGTCATCCTCCGACGATGACGCGGGATAGTTCAGCAGGCAGAACGCCGGACCCATAATCCGGAAGTCGTGGGATCGAGACCCACTCCCGCCACGAAGTAACGTCGCCTCCAAGGAGAAAAGATATGTCTGTCGACCCGAACACACTCGCCGACTACGCTGGCAAGAATGTCAACATCGTCCTGACTGGCGAGTATGCCGCGTCGTCCGGCGAGGGCAAGGTTGAGGCTGCGTCCACGATGGGTGTCGCCTTCAAGCCCAAGGGTAAGGGTTCCATCATCGTCCTGCCGTCTGACATCGATTCGATCGAGGCGGCGGCCGTGGTCAAGAAGATCACGCGCAAGTCCATGCTGCCCGCCAGCCTCGACAACATCCGTCAGCACCTCGTGGACCGCCACGGCTACGAGGTCGAGGCCATCGAGGCCATGACGCCAGAGCAGGCGCTGGCCTGGCATAACACCGATCTGAACCACGACAAGCTCGGACACGATCACAAGAAGTCGACCGCGAAGGCCGAAGCGGAACCAGCCGCTGCCTGATTCACTGCCTGCTCGTGCCGTCTCACAGACCCCGTGCGGCCACAGCAGGCAGTGTCAGACAGGACCGATGACCACTGTACCGGTCCTGCCCCAAGCTTGTTGACCAACGGCGCGGGGGCGCGAGAAGTCCCTGTAAAGGATGACTCGTAAAACTCATAGTGGTCAGGTTGAGTCAGCACTTCCCTGGAGCGTGCTAGCCAAGCTCGAAACTGCTGACCGAAAGCCGGAACCAACCGGAGCCCCTCACGGGGACCTTCTCGTCAGGTGGTTCCGGCTTTCGTTAGACTCAATGATAGTGCTATCATGTTTGGAAAATTTCGGTAGTATATTTTTACCCTTAGCGAGTTAAGGAGACCCGTGCCGCAGCCAACAGACATCGGAAGAGTTGTGAAGGCTTCCGATACCATTACCTACCAGAAGGTAGGACCGACGATGTTCGAGATCCTCTGGTACAAGATGGACGAGCTCCTCGCTGAGTACCTCAGCAAAAAAGCTGTCATGACACCATCCGTAACGGCACCTTGGGCTGAAGCCAGAGAACTTACATCCCTCCAGGGCGAGATGCGCGGGATCGCCTTTGCTATCCAGCAATGGTCGGCACCCTGGTATGACGCGCCAAACGCGGTAGCCAAGCATGCCCTGCGTCGCTATCAGGCGGCATCAACTGGCGAGCCAATGCCTGATACGGTGGGCTGCAACGGATACAATCCGCTGCCCATCTTGCGCGCCCCGCAAGGCTTCAAGAATATCAGCAAGCCGAACGTTTCAGCTGAGACTGAGAAGCAGATCCGCAACGGCCTGGCCGCAGGCTTCGATGCAAACACACTGGCCAACCTCTATAAGGTTTCTGTCCAGGATGTGGAGGCGTTCAGGTGACATTCCTCAGTGACTTTGTGGACAAGACGTATCGAGTACCACTCGGAGCTCAATGCGGGTACCGCTACACCAGCATTAACTTCGTAGTTCTCCATGTGTCGAGTGTTCCACAGGAAGACGAAGCGGCTATCGACTACGTCGCTCAAGTCAACAAATGGTACCCAAGGACGAAGGTCATGCTTGTCGAAAAGCGTGACAAGGGACAGCAAGACTGGAGACTGATTCACCGTGTCGAAGAAGAACTCGCCGGACTCCTCCCTGTTTCCGGAGGATACTCTGAGTCAGAAGAAGACCAACCAGCTCCCACACAAGTCCCCATCGTTCCAGCCACAGTTCCTGCCATCCCAGTCGTCCCCAGTATTGCCCGTCCCTGACAAGTGGCAAGAACCGTTTGACGACGACAATCCTCCTACAGTGGAGGACTTTAGGGAGCGATTCGACGAAGAGATGAAAAAGCAGCGACCGATCGTCATGCCGACAGGAGTAGGCGAGATCAAGGTCGAGTCGCAGGCATTCGTTTACTTCAATTCCGACAAGCCTGTCGAGATCGAGCCCATCATCCTGGACGGCGATGAGGTGATGCTCCGCGATGCGATCCGTGCACTGAATGACGCTGGTCTCCTGTCGGTCGACGATCAGCGTAAGCATCGCGATCGAATTGATGCCAAGGTACCAAAGAGCATCATGAAGCGCCTGGTCGAGTGGAGGAAGCGCAATGCGTCAGAATCCTAAACCTCCCAGACGCAGACTGGATCGCAAGGATGTCATCTCATTCGAGGAGGCGACGACCCGTCAATCCGTGCCGCGCAATGTCGATGCCATCCGTCGCCAGCTCGTCATCCGCAATTACGTACGGATGCACCGACTGGGCGGCGATGTAGCCTGGCTCAAAAGGACCCTCAGGCGAATGGGTCTCAATCCTGAAGACTGGAGTACGTACCTGTGACTGTTAGTTGGCAGTCAATCGGAGATGGCACAGCTCTGGTGTGCGACATGATTTCATGTGACGGACTCATAGCTTGCGTGCACACCTTCGATCTCATGACATCCGCCCCTCCGGAGGAACTCGTCATTCCAGAAGGTCTTGTTCGCCTCCCTATGGCCGGAGAGTTTCCTAACTGGGCCGGTCTAGGGGAAGGTGGATCAAAAGAGCTTACCGAGGAGAAAGTGGGCAGCTTCGATGTCGCGGTTAGTTCTCCACTGAACAGCTACGGCACTCGATCCATTCACCTCCCGACCACGGAGGGCGAACACTTCCTTATGATGCTGAATCCCGAGGATGCGATCGTCTCAATCTACGAGACGACTCAGGAGTTTGTTGACAGCCAGGTCGTTTATCAGGTTGGTGATCGATTCGGCAACTGCAATGGTCCGTCTCATAAGATGAGCACGCAGAACGAGCTCAACTTCCTCGCGCCCTTCCTGGACGACAAGCCGATGATGCGAATGTGGGATCTGCTCAGTAAGTTACAGACCAGCTCGTGCATCGTCTGCATGTGGAATCGTGGAGCTGCTAACACTAAGGCTGGTTCTGCAGCCAGTGGCCTAGGAAGTCTCTAATGGCTTACCGAAAGCCATACAAGTGCACAGCATGCAATCAGATCTTTCCTCGCGAGCAGATTACGGTCGTAAGAGTTCAGTTCCTGCCGCCCGGCTCCGGAGCGAGGGTCATCAAATCTCGCACCACACACTGGCTATGTCCAGAATGCCTCGGTAAGGATCCAGTGTGGAATCTTGCTTCACATGACGCGCCCGCCTACCAGCTATAGGAGTTCCTGTGCCCGTCAATAGAAGGTGGAAACCAGGTCCTCGTCGTCCTCCTCGCGAGAAGCTAGACGAGCGATACGCCTGGGTCAATAACTACGAAGGCGAGACTATTGTCTTCGTTCAGGATCCGGCAAACCTGTTCGCCGAGGATGGCACTCCGCTTACTACTTACTCTCACTTCGGTGTGGGTGACAATGTGCATGTGCAGTTCAATCCGACCAGGGCCAGAAGTGGTATCACGCTCATGCTGACGAACCTCAATGAGCGCGAGCTCGACGAGCTTCAACAGCTGCTGGACCTCGCCTTTCAATGGGCGAGGCCTGTTGTTCAACTCCGGGACAGAGAAGCCCGAGAAGCATTGGAGACATCTGGTGACGACGTTAACCCAAGAAATTATCGCCAAGTACCGCAGTTCGTTATTAGACGATGGCCTAGCGGAAGCGACGGCGAAGGGGTACGAGTCGGATCTGAGGATGTTCCTGGAGTGGGTGGCGCAGCAACAGGGAGTGAAGCCTCAGATGGTGATGCTGCCGATGGAGGAATTGGATCAGAAGAGTCGGGAATGGCTGGCGATCCAGAGGAAGATCGCTTCTCCGAGGACTACGAGAAGGCGTATCACGAGTCTGAAGAGCCTAGCTACCTGGGCGGAGATCCCACCAGTCCTAGTGAAGTACAAAGCTCCGACGCCCCCTCGATCCCTGCCTCACCCAATCCCGGGGCTCCTGTCGTCCCTCCAGTCATTGCTGGCGGTAGCTAAGTCCTGTCACGAAGAGGCGATCATCGGCCTGTGTGGTCTCGTTGGGCTACGGGTAGGCGAGGCACGGAGGGTCCGCCCGTCCCATCTGAACATCCAGACGATGATCCTGACCGTCTATGGCAAGGGTGACAAGGTTCGCTATGTGCCGGTGTCACCCGTCGCCTGGTCCGCCATCATGGGCGCGGTCGTGGAGTCCTTCGAGGATAACAGTCTCCTGTGCCCCATCTCGGATCGTGCCGCACGGAGTCTTGTAACGCGCATGGGTCGGACCGCAGGTCTCAAGTGCGAGATTGCAAGTCATGACCTGCGCGCTACGTTCGCGACTATCATCCAGATGAACACGAAGGACATCCGAGTCGTTCAGGAACTCCTGGGTCATGCCTCGATCACGACAACACAGATCTACACCGAGACGCAGATGGAAGCCATGAAGAAGGCGGTCGAGTTCTAGTGAAGATCTTCGTGAGAATGCCCCGCGATCTAAATAACAGGGTTGTCGAGTTCAAGGATATGCCAGTCATCCGCCAACAGGTCTACATGGCAGCCGAGGATCATATCTACCGGGTGACCGAGATCACCCGACAGCGTCAGCCTGGGTTCGAAGCAGCGATTCTTCTGAGGAGAGGTTAGTGACAAGCGTTATCGTGAAGTCCAAGATGCGATCCGGCTTCTGTACTGTTGGCCAGCATGAAGGACAGCGGCCGAAGAGTCCTTCAGGTAAGCCTCTCAAGACCTGTGAATACTGGCTGACGTGTCCCTGCCACTGCCACCAAGAGCTTTCCGAGATGTGCGAGATGGCAGGTATCGAGCGAGTACTGGCGGTCAATCCGGAATATGAACCGTCAGTGTCACCATTCTGGATGCCATCGCCGGAATTCCTGGCCGCGCTGCGGGCCGAGCGGGACGGGGACACTACCGCTACCCCAGGGAATGGTGAATGGACCGTAGAGGACGCGTCACGGTCCTCTGAGCGGGCATTCGCGCCGACCCCGTCCGGGTATCGCGCACGCGGACAGCTCGAGGCTGAAGTAATGAAGGTGTGCAACGACTGGGACCGTGGAGATGGCCCAGTCAATCTCCCACTGAGCTTTATCGCAACCCAGATCAACGAGCATGAGCCACCATCTGTCGGCGCGATTCGTGAGGTAGTACTTCGCTGGATGAAGTACAACTTCGCAATGCTCAAGCAGGATCCTCTTGCGTTCGGTGGATTTACGGCCATTGGTCGCGAGAAGGGGATCGACTTCATGAAGTACAAGTGGGAACAGGATCGCCGAATCAACAAGGCTAAGGCGGATCGAGGTTATCGGTGACCGAGATAAGGCCAGGTAACCAGTCCGAATCGGATCGCGTCTCGGTTGGCCTGCCCACTCGCCCGTTCCTGTATACCCTCGATCAGGTAGCTATGCTTCTGGCTGTCTCCGAAAAATACGTCAAGCTGGAATACGCCCACTGGGAGGGACGGTCGATCGGCGTTCCAACATCAGATCGAATCGTCTTTCGCAACATCGCCCCCCATGGAGCAAAGCCTGAATGGCGTTGCTCAGAACGTGAGATCATCCGGTTCCTACGCTACAAGGGATACAAGTACTACGAGAGAGGGTTCGTGCACTGATGTCTCGAAAAAATCCAGGAGGTATCGATCCGGACGGCTTGCTCACTCAGCTCGACAAGAAGCTCGCCGCTATCAAGGAAGCGACCCGAGAGGCCAACGAGGCAATCCAGGGCGTTCGCGAGGTAATGCGGGAGGCCAAGCAATATCGCAAGGAACTCGAGGCGGCCGCCCAGGAGGCGATCGATACGCGGATAGCAGAAGCAGTTGCAACTGGTCTCGAGACCTTCCATGAGGCCCTCACTGCCGCCATCGATGGCGGTACTGAACGAACCTACAGACGCTTTGATGAGCTGACCGAACTTCTCCTGGGTGAAGACAAGAAGAACCGTCGTCAGGGTCACTCTTCTCTAGCCGAGCTGACCCACATCAAAGCTGGAGTCAAGCCACACAAGTATAACCCGATGGACGAGAATCCGGCAATCTGCCTGAATTGCAGATTCGCCAAGTCGAACAAGGAGGTACATCCGGAATGAGAATTAGGCTCAATCGCAATGAGACTAATGGTCGAGTTGACGTTACGATAATTGACTCTCTCGAGCATGACGGCGAGGTGATCGTCGCATTCAGTACCGCCCTCGTTCCGATCATTGAGATCGAAGAGGGCGTTGAGGCGGCAGTCTTCGTCCCGATGGCGACCGAGAGGCACAATGCGGTTGACTACGACAAGCTGTCTCTTCGTTCGGGGCTGTCGATATGGAACGTCAAGGCCCCCGACGCGCCCGCCGATAGCGCCGTGTGATTGGCACAATTCGTAGGAAATGATAGGTTGACATCATGGCCAGTAAGATGCGTACCTACGCCGAGAATGAGCTCGGTGTGCACGAGGTTTACGTTGAGGCTCAGAGCGCAAACGGCGAACTGATTGGCTATCATTCCAATCTTCTTGAAGCCAAGGATATGCGTCGTCGGCTGACGGAAGAAATCGCTGATCGTGAAGCTATCATCTGGAGGGAGCTTCGCGATAAACACCCAGAGCTTTCCGCTACCGCCCTGGACGGAAAAGCGAAGCTGGAACGTCGTACTGATCCAACCTTGCAAGACCTTCGCCGTGGCCTACAGGAAGCTCAGTCCACAGAGGACATGCATGAGCAGAGCATCAAGGCCTGTCAGAACCGAATCTCCATAGCGACCGCAAGAATGATTCAGCTGGGAGGGTACTTCCCCTTCCTGTTCGAGATCATGAAAGCTGAAGCTGTCGCCCCAGTCACCAAACCCTAGGGAAGCGAGAAAGAATGACGGTATCACCCGTTGGTCCTGGCACTCAAGTTGCCGTACCTCAGGCCGACCAGTTCAACACCGGCCTGGATGACATGACCCAGGCGGATCTCAGCATTCCCCGGCTGCAGATCGTCAACAAGGAGGGAATGTTCCGCGACAGCCTGTCGAATAACAAGATGCAGTCGCTGAACGTCATCATCCTCGGGCTGGTCAAGCAGCGCACGCTGTGGCCCGCTCAGGTTCCGGCTGGTCAGCAGTCGCAGCCGATGTGCCGATCGAACGACTTCGCACAAGGCTTCGTCAATCTGAAGCAGACCATCTCGCCGTTCCCGTATGACAGGGCGGAACTGACTCAGGCTCACGTCCAGCCGCGTGATGACGGCCAGCTGGTATTCAACTGCGCGGACTGCAAGCTCAAGGAGTGGGATACGCATCCTCTGGGCGGCAAGCCGTACTGCAACGAGGTCTGGTCGCTTCCTCTACTGATGGACCCGTTCGGCACCGGCCAGTACCTTCCGGCCGTCCTGAACCTGTCGAAGACCAACATCACCCCGGCCAAGCACTACCTGGGCGGATTCAAGGCAGCAGAGACGGCGGCCTTCACGGCCATCACCACGATCAGCCTCCAGCTCCTGAAGCGCGGCGACAACGAGTACTCGAACATCACCTTCCAGCGCGCCGCCGCGACGGACTCCGTGAACTGGGCCGAGTGGTCCGGTCTCTACATCGAGATGCGGAACTTCCTGGCCCGCGAACCTCGGGTATTCGAGGATAAGCCTGCGGCTGCAGCGACTCCACAGCCTGTCGCAGCGCAGCCAATGGCCCAGCCTGTTGCCGTCGTTCAGCCCGCCCAGCCAGCGCCAGTCGCGCAACCTGCTCCTGTGGCTCAGCCCGCACCAGCAGCACAGGCTCCCGTCCAGGGAGAGGTTGTTCCGAACTCTGCCGACCCGTGGGCCGGTCAGACCTTCCCGAACCAGGAGCCGATGCAGGCACCTGCTGCTATCCAGCAGCCTGTCCCACAGGCCGCCCCGGTAACGCCGACCCCGGCTCCCGTAGCGGAGCCCGCACCCGCACCGCAACCGGCCGCTGTGGCACCACCAGCGCCCGCTCCGGTGGCATCCGCACCCGTCACCCCACCGGCTCCAGCGGCCGTTCCTACACCCGCTCCGGTCCCGGCACCTGCGCCCGCAGCTGTCGCGGCCCCTACTCCGCAGCCTGCCCCCTCGCAGGCTGTAGCGGCACCGGCTCCTACTGCGTCTGCACAGGTGCCCACATCCCCAGCTGTCCCAGCAGCCTCCGTCCCGGTTGCCCCTGGCGCTGACAACGACGACCTTCCCTTCTGATCCACCTCCCCAGACGGGGGCACGAGTCCTAGAGCTGCTACCCTCGTGTCCCCGTCGTCTCTTAGGAGAGACAAGTGACAACCGCTGGCAACGAAGAAGATCCGCTGACTCAATATCAGCAGTTCGTCGAGCATCAGCAGGTGATGAACGAGTCCATCTCGCATGAGGTGCATCTCTGGCTGGATCAGCAAGACGACGAGGCCCTCGACAAGATCGGCAGTCTCATGTGGGCTGCCATGAACTTCAACGGCTGGGGTGCGCAGATGCTCGGCATCCTCCAAGCTACGCGGAAGTTCAAGTATGGACGCTGTGTAGTCTGTGGCGTGAATCACGACAAGGAGCAGCAGGAGGTCATCGACGCGGAACACGCCAAGATGACCACCGAGGGGACCAAGATTCCCGGCTCACCTTTTCATGTGGGCGACGCGGCGGCCTTCGAGGCGCAGGCGCAGAAAATCATCGGCCGGAACTTCCCTGAGTACCTGCGCCTGTGCAACGAGTATAACGTCACCTCGAACATCGAGCAGGACGGCGAGGTGTTCTGCAAGAACTGTAACATGAGGTATCCGAACCTGGATGACCGGATGGTGAACGCTCCGGACGACTGCTCTGGATGCCATCAGTTCGCTGGCAAGGGTGTTAAGTTCCCCCCGCCCGACAAACAGTGAAACGCCATGATCAGCGTCATGATATCTCATCGGTCCCCTGGAGTTGCACCTTCTGCCAGGATGATGACTGCGAGCACTGCATCGATATCGCCCGCACTCGCGCTGGTCGCACCAAACTAACATGTGACTGTAGAAGGAGGCGACATGCGGACGTGCTCGCTATGTACTCAAGAGATATCTGACGATGACAAGGATGTGTTCGAAGAGATCACACCTTGGTATCGTCGGCGCGGAGGACGCTTAAAGCCAGCTATGGTCGAGCGTCCAAGCGGAAAGGCGGCGCACGGTAACTGCGTCCGCAAGACCAATGGGGACACTAAGACCGAACAGCAGATGGCTGATGAGCAGGTCCCAGGACAGGAGCCGTTGTTCTGATGGCAGGTCCTACTGAGACGGAGAAGGCAATGCGAGAGTGGAGCCGTCTCGTTGAGAAGCTGAGCGGCAGAGCTCTCCGATCCATGCCTGTGTATCTTGTTCCTCGCGAGGTTCAGATTTTGGTTACATCCATGGATGAGATCACTACGCAGGCGATGTTGCTGCAGAAGGTGATCGAGAAGTATCCCGACCTGTGGAACAATCTTGTGGAGACACTCAATGTCGAGCCAGAGTCCATTCAGGACGTTCGAGGAGTACAGCCGAGCGATGGAGGCTCTCCGGGAGCTGTTCGCGACACCTCTGAGGCAGGAGGACTTCGTGCTGTGGCCGGGGGAGCCTAAGATGACCATTCGCGTCATTCCAGGGTATTTCTGCACTGAGTGCCGCGACGAGATTCAGATGCAGATCTTCAGGGGCACGGGTGTATGCTCCGAGCTGTGTCGCAAGTTGCATGACGGCGAGATCACGCCAGACGAGTGGGATGAGAGAAGGAAACAGCGTGTGTAAGGAGTGTAACGACGGCACCCTCAAGGTGGCCATCCAGAAGATCACCGCCGAGATCGTAGAGAACTGCATCAAGCTCGGCTGGGAGCCAGACCCGAAGCGTACATTCGGTGACGAGATCGCCCTGTTGCATTCGGAGGTCAGTGAGGCTTTTGAGGCGTTCCGGAACTGGGGCTTCGATGACACCACTGTCCAGGAGAGTGCGCGTGGCACCGGCAGCCTTCCAAAGCCCGAGGGTGTCGGCAGTGAGTTCGCTGACATCTTCATCCGGCTGCTCCATTACTCGGCTGTACATGACATCGACCTGATCGCCGAGACGCGTCGAAAGATGGAGTACAACAAGACGCGAGCGTTCCGTCACGGAGGCAAGAACTTGTGAGCCTGGCGCACCGCAAGAGTCTCGAGCCTTGGCTCTTCGATTCAATCGAGTACTACCCGCACCAGCTGGACGGGGTGCGACGCATGCTTCGTCAGCAGTCCCTCATCCTGGCCGATGACATGGGACTCGGTAAGACCTTGCAGGCGCTGACTGTGTATGCCGCTGACGTGATCCGGTCCACTCCGGATGTCCCCTGGGCGAAGAATGCCATCGTCGTCTGCCCAGCAGGTCTGCTGGGTAACTGGTATGACGAGATCAAGAACTTCACTCGGTTCCCCGTGATGATCTGCGGGATTGAGTACGACGATCATGGTCGATCAAAGAAACTCACACCAGCTGCCCGCAGGAAGCAACTGGAGTCCTTCATGGAAATCGAGGGACTGCAGGCAGCATCCGGCTGGACACCCAAGATCATGGTCGTCAACTACGAGATGCTCGTGCAGCACGTCAATGACTTCAATGAGATGGAGTTCAGTCATCGGATTGCTGACGAAGCTCACCTCATCAAGAATTACAAGGCAAAGCGCACCAAGGCTTGGCATGCACTTCGGGCACCCCGCACCTTCCCGATGACCGGTACGCCAATGCTGAACAAGGTTGACGAGCTATGGAGTCTACTACACTCGGTAGCTCCGATGGAATTCCCGAAGTACTGGAGCTTCGTCAATCGGTATGCAGTCTTCGGCGGCTACCAGGACAAGTCCATCATCGGCATCAAGAACGAGAAGGAACTCCGCGAACGCCTTTCTCGCTGGATGGTTCGCCGGATGAAGTCGGAGGTACTGAACCTACCAGAGGTCCAGATCATCCGACACACGGTGGACCTCCACGCCGAGCAGCGTCGCATCTACGAACAGATCAAGAACGAGCTGCAAGTAGAACGCGCCAACCTCGATAACCCTGAAGAGATCGAAAACGCCCTCACCAAGTTCTTGCGCCTCAAGCAGGTCTGCGGAACGACGATGACCTTCAACGGCAAGGACATCAGTGCCAAGCTGGACTCGGTTGTCGAGGATGTCATGCAGGTCTCCAACAACGGACATCGCTGCGTTGTCTTCACCCAGTTCAGGGATGTGCTAGAGCAGTTCGCCCAGCGCCTCGATGAGCAATCTCCGTCAACAAAGATCTGGGAGCTCCACGGCGATGTAGACAAGGCGGATCGTCAGGGAGTTGTTCGCGAGTGGTCTGGTACGAACGCCTCTGGCCGGAACGCGGTCGGTGAGATAGTCGAGTTCGGCAACGTCATCGTCTGTATGCTCCAGGTTGCTGGCGTCGGTCTGAATATGACTGCAGCTCGGCACGGATTCTTCATCGACAAGCTATTTACGCCTGGCATGAACCAGCAGGCGATCGACCGCATGCATCGCATCGGTGCGAACGAGACGCAGCCAGTACAGATTCACGAGTACATGTGTCGCGGAACGATCGAGTCTCGAGTAGAGCAGATTCTCAAGACAAAGTCGAACCTCATCGGCATGACTGTCAACGAGGGAAGCTTCAAGAAGAAGCTCATCGCCGCCCTGCAAGAGGAGGAGGACGAGTGAGCGAGGAGCCTATCGAGCAGTATTATTCTGTTGCGCAGCTCGCCAAGATGCTCAGTGTGAAGCCTTACACCGTGCGTCGATGGATCAAGGATAAGACCATCGAGGCCATCCGCCTACCTGGTGAACGAGGCGACTACAGGATTTCCAAGACCGAGGCAAGCCGCCTGGTCAATAACACGTACGGGAGTAAGACGTGATTCACAAGATGTTCTGGATCGACCTGGAGACCAGTGGTCTCAACCCGCAGACGGAGATCATCCTCGAGATCGGCTGCATGATCACCGATCAGTGGGGTCTGGAGCTCGACTGGTTCGATACCCTGGTCAAGTATGATCCCAAGCAGTACAACTGGGATATCAGCTGCGAGCCGTTCGTCAAGACCATGCACGCGAACTCCGGCCTGTTCCAGCAGGTCATCAACAAGAAGGAAGGTCAGCGCGAGGATATCGCCTGGGGCGAGCTAGAGGTCTTCCTTATCGAGCACAACATCAACCGGCATCCGATGTGCGGGAGCTCGATCCAGTTCGACCGCTCGTTCATGGAATGGCACGCTCCAGATCCCCTGGTTGAGCGCTTCCATTACCGGAACATCGACACAACCTCGATGATCGAGACGATGAAGATCGTCAATCCAAATCTGTTCACGAAGATGGAAATCGACTGTCCTGGTCGCGAGAAGCACCGCGTCCGTCCAGACCTCGAGGACAGCATCGCCCGGTACCGTTGGATGCTCGACCACTACCTGGCCGTCGCTGAGGACTCCTGGGATAACGCGTGACCAAGCTGCGATTCGAGGTCGCCGCCCTGGCTGCCGCCATCAAGAAGGCCAGCCGGATTGCGCCCACGAAGGCCGGAAAGGCACTCGATAGCTCGGCTGGGCTCATCTTCGAGATCAGCCCGCAGTACCCAGGACAGATTACACTCAAGGCTACCAACCTCGAAGTCTTCTACCTGGAGATCGTACCAGCCCTCGAGGTCGCCGTGGACCAGTATACCGTGTGGCGACTGAGCTCATCGATCCTCGCCTCGATCGTGAACTCGTTCCCTTTGGGCTCCGGCCAGACAGTTACCCTGGAACAGAAGGACACTCAGATTCACTTCACACAGGGGCGCTCACGAGGACGCCTCAATATGATGCGCGCTGAAGGCTATCCACAGTGGGATGCTGTGCCTCCTGAGAATCTTGCCACGGTGGAGAAGTTCGGAGCCCTGATCGCGGCGGTCGAATGGGCAGCTGCCAAGCGTGGTGAACCGCCCTATACGGGGGTTCACTTGAACGGACACGCCATAGCGGCCACGGACAAATACAGGCTCGCTATGATCCCGTGTAGCGTGCCGCTAGACGCGCCCGTGACCATCCCGTCGGGGCTCCTGGGTGCCGTGATTCGACCTGAAGCCGATGTCAAGATGGGCATGGTGAAGAATACCCTGCTCTTGATGCCCGACGAGGCGACTCAGATCCGTACTGTCATCTACGATGTACAGTATCCGAACATCGGGACTTACGCAACCTACACACCGCCCGCGATGATCGAGGTTAACAAGGATCTCGCACTGAGTATCTTGTCACAGGCAATCATCATGACCCAGAACGAGCGGGATACTCCCACGGTCAGCATCATCATCGGGCGAGGCGAGTTTGCGGCCATGGGAGCGGACGCCGAGATGGGTCTGCTCGGTAGCTCGATCATGCTCAATGGTGCGCAGGCAGATCATGCTCGTGTCACCTACAAGTTCACACCCCAGAACATCCTCGACGGCATCAACAACGCGCCAGATGACAAGGTCGTGATCTATTACAACCCTGACGACCCGGTCAAGCCTTGGAAGATTGACGGCGGGTCTGGTTACATCTCCATCGGAGTGCCACGCGAAGAACGAAAGGCTGAATCAGTATGAAGCATCACAAGTACTGCGCTATTGAGGACCGAGATCACCTCGGCGCCTGCTTTGACGCGACGCATAACCCCCTGCCGGATGACGGTGTCGCGGTAACCGACGAGCTTCTGACCAGGGTAGCCTCCCGCGCACAGAACATCGCTGACCGAGCCGTAAGCATTCACGATGCCACGTACGGCGACACCCCCTGGGGCTACAGCCAGTCTGGGATGCCGGTCGACGCGATCGTCAAGCTTGAGCGCCCGGACAACTTCTCGATCTCGCCGGAAGGTCTGCCGAACAACATCGAGACCAATCAGTACATGACGGCGATCGGCAAGCTCCAACCCCTCATGGTCAACCCTCCACTCGAGGCTGTCGCCACCATCCGGGACAGCGGAGAGACCGACTGGCGTCCGGATGGCCCTCGCATCGAGGTCGCCTACAGTGACGAGACCGGCGTCAAGATCGAGCTGGAGATGACGATCACCGAGGAGATGAAGCCTTACTACGACGCGGACATGGTCCTCCAGCAGCTGACTTCCAAGCTCGGCGCGCTGGCTGGAGACGTGACCTACGCCAAGAATGTTCACGAGCGGGATGACCGGTGACCGAGAAGTGGTTCGTCTTTCCGATCAATCCTGAGCCCTGGGCGGTTGGCGAGGCGTACGTTATCCGCAAGGGAGGTATGCGTGCTGCGGTCGGACCGAACCAGCAGCTGCGCGCCTACCAGGAAGCGATCCGCGAATACCTCGGCACCGAGAAGGGTCAGCTCTGGTTCGAGAAGGGGGTCAAGCTCAAGCTCAGCTGTTTCTTCTGGAGGCAGCGCGCCGAGTACGTCACCCCCCAGGCCCGGACAGCTCGCAAGCACGAGATCGACGCGACAAACGCCCTCAAAGCTATCGAGGATGCGTTCCAGGGGTTCCTGTACCACAACGACAAGGACAACCTGGAAGTCCGGTCGGTCATGGTGTCGCAAGATATCGACATCACTCATCCGGTGATTGTCGTCAAGGTCGAAGAGTATACCGGCTTCGATCCGAACGAGATCCCCAAGGAAATCTGGGAGTTGATGGACCGTGCCACTGGAACTCAGGTATGACTACGCCCAGCGTCCCCGCCTGCTATCCGATGGCAAGGAGATCAAGGGTGTTCGCCTGGTCGTCGTAGAGGCTGACCAGGAAGGCGTGACAGTCCAGGTCGAACTGATGCCCTCCCTGGAATCCGTTCTCACTCACGGCGAGGTTACCTGGGTCGTATGCTGTCCTGTGTGCGAGCACAACAGTGTACATACCTGTGACATCGAGACCAAGCAGGAAGTCGTCGCGGTTCCGGAGGTACCTGTCGCCATGCCTGGACCCCCTCCCGACTCAGCTGATATGCCCTGGTAGGAGAACGCATGAAACTCATCCAGGATGTCTGGCATGGAGACTCGGTCGAGAAGTGCACCATCTTCCACAGGAAGCGCAACGTCCGCTCCGTGATCACCGATCCGCCCTTCGGTGTCAACAACCAGAGCAACATGGCGGTCACGGCGGACGGCAAGAAGAATGCTCGGAAGATCGCCAACGACGAGTCGCCAGAGATTGCCATGGCAGTCTTCACTAACGTCATGCAGGTACTTATCGGGGGTATGCATGACGAGTCAGATATCTATGTATTCACGGCTCATCAGGTATTGGAGGAGTGGCTTGTCTTCACGCGACAGCTCTTCGAACCCTACGGATTCAAGCGGAAGGCCATCCTCG